TTATCTATTAATCTAATAACTTTTTCTATGTATTCAATTTTTATATCACCTTCTCTAAGGAATGCTTTTCTAAGTGGCTTTATATTTGTAAGTTCTTCAATCAACTCATCTGTTCCATCTGAACAATCTAAGTTTAATATTTCTTCAATGTTCATAAAAACTCCAAATATCAATATAGGCTGGTACATATATTTCTATACATACCAGCCTCGTAGCAGCTAATCAATAATTATTACTCGATGACTGGTTTATTCATATACCTACTTCAAATATCCCAGTCGTCATCATCATCTTCGGACTCTTCCTCAACCTTTTTAGCTTTCTTAGCTACAGGCTTGGGAGCAGCAGCCTTCTTGGGTCTACCTGCTTTCTTCTTCGGCTTCTCCTCAGGCTCTTTCCACTCATCATCATCTTCCTCAGCTTCAGGCTCTTCTGCCTCAGCCTCATCACCCCAGTCATCATCTGCTTCATCTTCATCTTCGGCTTCAGCCTCTGCCTCAACTGCATCTGCCTTCTCAAGCAGGTCGATATAATACTTAGCAGTTTTCTTGGGCTCTGCCTTAATACCTCTCTTCTTGCAGATAGCATACAGTTCGGGTGCCTTCTTACCGTCATACTTACCGGTCTCTTCCTCAGCCTCATCTTCTGCTTCAGCTGTAGTACCATCACTGTGATGCTTCTTGAGATATGCTGTCATAGAAGCTTTGGACAAATCACCAAATTCAGCCTTACAAGCTTTTCTCTCACCAAGCTCACCGAGCAGGTCATACATCTGCTTGTTATTCATGGAGTCATAATCTGTGCCTTCTGCCTTAGCTTTAGGAGCTGCCTTAGCCTTCTCTTTTGCTACCGGCTTCTTAGTGGGCTTCTCGGCGGGTACTTCAGTCTCATCATCTTCTGCTTCGGAGACATCCTCACCACCATCTTTAATAGCCTTATTTACTTTGTTGGCGGAAAGATAATCGGGCATGTAACCGAAAATGTCTACCGTCTCCTTAGGAGCTTTGGTAACCAGTGCTGTCATCTTGATAGCAAGCAGAGGGTATCTCTTACCAATGTCTGCCATCGACTCGGAATCTGTACCTGTAGCAAAAATATTAGCTACCTCTGTCATTGTGTAATTCTTTGCCATAATTTTTACTTCCTTTCTTTAGTTTGGCAATTATTTTGTTTCTGTGGTTTCAACCACAATGGACGCAACTGGACTCGAACCAATGACCGACCGGTTATGAGCCGGTAGCTCTAACCAACTGAGCTATACGTCCTAACTTATATATCAGATATTTCTGAGTGCCTCATAATATTTACCACTCTTATATTTATAAGCACCCTTGAAGATATTGAGTGTATCTTCATCCATACCCTTGAATACACACATCTTCAATAACTTAGAAAGTTCAATCTTTCCCTCAAGCTTCTTAATCATCAGCATACATCTGTAAGAGAATGTAGCTCTTATACCTCTCTCCTTAGCAATATCTCTAATGCCATGGATAAAATCAACGAGCTCTACGTTACCATTTGTAATCTTGAGTTCGATGTTTCTATCATAATCATAATTCACAAACATGAATCTATCAAGAGTCGCCTGGTCAATAACCATTCGACCTGTGTACATCTCATCTGCACCAGAACCTACAGTATTTCCTGCACATACGAAGTGAAGTCTTTTCTTGTTCCATTTAACTCTACCATTAGGGAACTCAAAGTACCCATTAGCAATGGCTGCATTTAACAGAACCAACACCTCAGGTATAGAGGCATCAATTTCATCTAAGAAGAAGATGCATTCATTCTCAGAAGTACAGGCTTTATAAAATTCGGTGTCGTGGAAAACTCCACCTGCATCTACGAAACCTGTTATTTTATATTCTTGTTGTACAGAATTGGTGAAATAAAATTCCCAACCTTTCTCTTTAGCAATCTGCTCTACTGTGTGGTTCTTTCCAGAACCTGCAGGACCATGAAGATAAACGGGTATGCTTTCTTCTAAGCAGGTCATGATTGTTTCATATTCGGAATGTCTGACCGGACCTTTCGGAAGTTCAGGCTCTTTCTTTTCTTCTTTAACTTCAGGAATCTCGTGAAGCTCTTCTTTAACTTCTTCTGTATGAACCTCAGTCTTAGGAAGCTGTTCGACTTCTCTCTTAACTTCCTCAGAGACTTTTCTAGGTCTGCCTCTTCTTCTTCTAGGCTTGGATTCGGGTGTTCTCCACTCGCCTTTCTCAGCAGAAGTTTTACCTCTATAAACTCCCTTTACATCATACTCTCTCTCGATTGAAGTTACTTTATACTCTTCATCGAAGAATACCTTACAACCAGAGATAAGAGCATATGTCCTGCCTTCTGAAATTCCTATGCCTCTCCAATAAGAATATACCTTATCAGAATTATCAAAGACAACATCTACGCCTACAATTCCGTCTTTCTCACCTTTTTTAATCTCTAAAACTTTAAAATTGACTTCCTGCATTTTGATACCTCCACTCATCTAAGTACTGAATTTATCTTATAATTAATTATATCAAAATAGACGATGTAAGTCAATATATTTTTGAAAAATATTTTACTTATTTTTATATAAATCATCAACATCTTTAATCTTATTTATATCTACATCAATGAATCGAGGAAGTACGAAATCATCTTTGAAACACTCAACAACATCTGACTGACTCATCGGATGACCATACCCACCTACAAAATCTCTTGTGATTGTAGGATGAACTTCTTCTAATCTAAAGAGTAACCTTCTCAACATAGACGGATGAACAAGAGGAAAACTCATTTTACCTACATTAAGTCTTTCATTTGATGACTTAATCTTAATCTTAAAGCAAAATCTCTTTCCATATGTTTCTGGACAAAATACTATATTGAGATTCACCCTGAAGTTCTGGCTTTCTAATTTCTTCACAACAGCAAGTGCTTTAACAGATTCTTTTACAATTTCATCAGATGTAACTCTTGCACTATAGCATACATCTTTATCAATTGTAATTACCTTTTTCTTCATAGGTTTAAATCTTGTACTCACCATATTCTGAGGTACGCCTGAGAGATAAAGAGGAACAACAGGTTGAAATCCCTGTACAGATAATACCCTCTGCATTGCTCTTTCATTGACCATTGCTCCATGACCTACAGAAAGCTTATTATTAATTTCTGTAGACATTGAAGTCCATCCATCTGTGAAAAGATTTAATGCTTCATCAAATGAACTTGTTTTTGAGAAATAACTATCAGACCTATTACTACTCAATCTCTCATTCTTAAATGCATTATTTATAGGAGTACTCATTATGTAAGATTTGAAATCATGTAATGAATCAAATTCTACATACTCAACCTTTCCTACATCTTTCACATCTTTTTCATAACTTTTCATACCTACCTCCTCTCAAGGCACTCATTTTCTATCTATATCTAATTATATCATAGATTGATATGTAAATCAATAGATATTTTAAATTCTTTTTACCACGTATCTCTTAGTTCTTTTACCCACATAACTATTGAAATCACTTTTACATATAATATTTGTTTTAGATTTACCAATCTTCTCTTTAATATCTTGCCATTCTTCTGTCTGTTTTATATACTTTTCGCATTTTGAATGACAGCCTACATATCTGTCCTCACAATCTTTGCAGCAACTAAAAGCATGGTTATAATCATACATATCAATGTTCCTCCTTAAGCTTATCTATATCGCCTACAAAATAGAACATAGATATTGCGGCTGAATCTGCTGCATCATCATTATACATATATTTCTTACCATATGTATCTGTAAATGTACCTCTTACTTTTCTTGAGCCAGTAACATCTATCAATATACTATCTCTGAAACCTTTTGATATACACCACTTAACTGTAGGCCACTTCTCAAATTTAACACCATATATATTTTCTTCTGGCTTACTAGTTCCAACGACCTGAGACTTCCAACATCTGGTATCAACTGAATAAACTTTAACACCAAATTCATTCATTACATCTACTACAGTAGCATTTAGAGCACCAATAGATTTTATATAATCTATGTTCAGAAATCCTTTAGACTGAAGTCTAATTCTTTCTATTACACAAATTATTTTATTTGCCTTCTTCATCTGTAAATTAGTAATGGCCCTAAGTTTTTTCTTTAGGGCCATCCTCTTATCTGAATTACTATTATACTTACTCAAATCTAAACTCTTTACTACTTTTAAAACACCATCAGCAGATATACTAATACCGGTATTGTTATAGCTCTGGTCTATTCCAATAACAATATTATTATACATTATACCCTCACACATCTTAACATCACAATCTATACAATCGGCATAAATTGCTTTACCATAAATTGGACATAATTTACTCATAACAAACTATATATGTTAATTCTTAATTTCTTTCCATAAAGCTCTAGTAAATTGTGGATGAGCTTTATTTAACTCATCTGCTATCATTTCGCAGCATTGTTTAACTTCAGGGTTGGCCCCTCCATCTTCGTTTCTTTCCTTATATATATGAGACCATTCAGCTAAATTAACTCTAAATATAAAGTTACTAGGAATACTTAGCATATAAAGGCCACGCTTAACATCATTGTTATCTTCATAACCTTTAAGTATATATCCATTTACCCTTTTAATATAAGTTTTGCCTTCATATTCAATCTCGTCGGGTAATTCAATTCCTAAAACCTTATTGGCAGCCAAATCTGTAGGTATGATTTTATCTTTGTAATAATCAGACATCTCATAATTAAAATTAACACCCTTAATACGAGTACTATTTCTAATAATGCGATTATCAAATCTCTTAGCATGTGAATCCCAATCATCCTGTCCTGCACGATGTAGCCCCTCTACTGTAATTGATAAATCTATAAACTTCAATAAAGTAATATGCCTCTTACCCCACTTAGTAAGTTTATTCATATAATCATCAAATGTATCATATATAGAATTTAAAGCACCTGCTGTAAGGTCATGCTTTAAAACGGTACAATCCTTTTTAGCTTCACGTATTGCTTTTTCTCTGTCAGTTAGAAAACCTCTCTCATCCAAGCACTGTCTGCATACGTATCTAATGACTCTATCAGAATCTATGTTCCAATTTCTTTTACTCATAAGCAAAGCTGCAAAAGCATCAGGTATACCATCTATACTATTTAAATAAATTTTCATTTTATTAAAATACCTCCACCATTAATCTTCCAACAAGCATTTATCAATGCACATTGTTTACATCTTTTACAATCTGGGCTAGTAGCATCTTCTGGTCTTTTAACCATCTTATGTTCTTTCATAGCCTTTTTATATCTATACTTAATTTCTTCTGCTCTATCTATAAGCTGAGAAACAACATTTACATCATAATCATAAATCTCTATTTTTGTTTCTTGAGTATTTTTATCTTCTGATAGAACAAATCCTTTATGTATACCAGATAAATACATATACCATTGTAACTGTTTCCAAGCTGATGGATGTCTGGTCATCTTTCTGAATTGATGAGTATTTACCGATTTTAACTCACCAATCATTTTACCATCATAAAACTCTGGTATTCTACATATAATATCTGGAGTAAAACTTATTCTATACTTCTCATTAAACTGAGTTACATCTAAATCACTTGCTTTAGAATAACCACCTCTTATAAATAACCTCTGCCATTTCTCATGTATAGCGTTGCCTTCTTCAAATATCTTCATTAACCCTACTGGCAATTGTTCACCCTGAAGCTGTCTATACATAAGACTCAAAACTTGCTGTCTTAAACAGAAATCTTTATCACCCTTTATAAGAGCCGAAGCATGTAAACCAACCCTCTCTTGAGATTCAAGACCTCTAGTCATAACCTGCTTTACAAATGCTGATTCTTCTTCTATATTCTTAGGTAGATAAAATAATCTATTTAAAATAACATCAAGCTCTCTTGCTTCACTGGTCTGTATTTTAGTATTATTACCAGTAGCTTCTTTCTTTATATCATTTATTAAGCCCATAAATCATTAGACCTAAGCCTTTCCATTTCTTTCTCTGAAATACCAGATATACCAGCAGACTCACTAGAATCTGTAGGTCTATAATACTCTCCGTCTTTTGGATACATAAACCTAAACATTGCATAATTAGCAACATCCACAAGATATTCTGTATTTTTAGTAGCTTTGAATTTTTGTAAACACATTTCTAATGTCTTAATTGCATCTACGCCACCATACTTACCAAAATTATTCTCAACATAACCATATTTATAGTGTGAAACTATAACAGAAGCTTTCCTAAGTTCATCAAACTTATCTGAATAATCTCGCTTCAATATCTCATCATGTTTCATTACAATCTCCTTGGAGGATTGTTTTTATTATAATACAAATATCTACCTAACAATCCACATATACAGTCTACATTGCTTGGAGATATATACCAAGTAAAGAAATCTTCAACATCTTCGCAATCAATCTCTGTATAAATTATGCCCATCAGTTCACCATTCAATGGCATATAATTTAATTTATGTAAAGCATATAATTTTATACTTGATGAAATATAATCATTACCAAACATATGTCTTAAGTACAACGGTAGTTTCTTATAACCATTGTTTAATATATACTCACAAATATTACATAAAATACTAGCATGAGTTTTACTAAACATTGGCATCCACTTATCTGCCTTATTTAATATCTGTTCTACCGATGGAAACTCATTCCATATGATTTTACCAGCATCTCTAATACTATTACTATGTTTTTTACCACAATAAAAACATATATTATTAATAGCACAGTCTACACGTTCTGCAGCACCATCAAACAAATAATCTATAACAGATGCTATTGTAACCTCAAATATATTCTGTTTAATTATTCTTATACCTTTACCTCTATTACTAGATTCTATAACAAAATCTTCATCTACATTATTTATTCTGTAGTTGTATAATAGATAATCTGTGCCAATATCAAAATAATCATACCAAGTGTCATAAAATTCTGCCTCAGTACAATCAAAACAAAATCTATCTCTATTCTGACTTACTTTAACTATCTTTGAACCATTAATAATAATAAACTTATCATCATTAATTTTAATCCACCTAAGATGTTGACCAGATTTAAATGTTTGGTCTAAACTTAAATATGGTATCTGAATAATAAACATACTAGGTTCTCCTATCTTTATTTTTGTACATTATATATACTATCACAAATAACTTTTCTTATTCCAGAATTAGCTATCATTCTACTACATATAGGACAAGGCTTAGCCTCTATCTCTATACCACCTTCTTCACCATACAAATACATTTTAGCACCTATCATATCTCTCCTTGATGCTGATAACATTGCATTCTGTTCTGCATGAACACTATGACAATCTGAATAATCACCTGTATTGTGTGGCTTATCTAACCTTAAACATTTACCAGTATCACAACAATTTGTCATGCCTCTAGGATTACCATTATATCCTGTTGCAATTATCTCATCATTATTGACTATAACACATCCATATTTTCTTTTAATGCAGGTACTCCTTCTACATACAGCCTTTGCTATATCCATATAATATTTGTCTTTGCTTGGTCTATTTGCTTTACATACTAATGGACCATACTTTTCATATTCATCTATCTTTTTCTGTATGTCATTTAAATCATCCTGCTCTTCAAGTGTTCTTGGTACAAGTACACCTGTAAATTTTCTATCTTCCATTTATTTATCACCCCTATTAAAATAATTATCTATAACATCTAAAACCTTATTGGCTCGCTTAATACCTATGCCATTAACACTAAGTAATATATCCATAAGCTGAGACATATCTAAAACTTCATCCTCTTCGTACACATCTGCTTCTATATAATCTGGTATTATTATTGAATCTTTGTTATTTGCTATTTCTCTATATGTAGAATCTCTACCATCATTATAAGCTAATTCATAATATTTATTTGCCCATTGAACAAATTCAGAAGCAGACATCTTCTTAATCACTTTATGTAAAGCAATCATTCTTTGATACTCTTGAGGAGTCAAATTCCTACTCATCGTCATCCTCCAGCAATTCTTTAGGAACCCTCTTACCAAATTCTTCTGCTCTCTGTTTCATAAGCTCTTTTCTTATAGATTTAACATCATCAAAACTTACAAAACCTCTATCAAAGAAACAAGGTATTTCACATTCACCCATTGGATTACACACCTTAGATTTTACAACTTTACATTTCATTATAAAACCTACTTTTTCATTAGCAGCTGAATTGTATGGATTCTTATTGGGTATCTCAATCCAAGCCCTTCTTGCTACTTGAATCCTTAATGAACAAGAATGTTTTAATTTTCTACCACCTGGAGTATCTGTCTTTTCACCAAACATCATAGCGTTCATCTTATCTCTAACCTGATTTATGAATATTACAGATGTTCCTGTGACCTCAATTATTTCTTCTATTGTAGGAAGATATTTATTAAGTAATCTAGCGGTACCACCAATTCTCTGCTCTTCAATAGAATCTCTATCAGCAGACTTCAATACCTTTTCGGCATCTTCTTTAGGTACTAAACTTGGTACAGAATCAATACCTATAACAGGTATGCCTGCTCTAGCAAAATGAATTGTTTTATTCATTGCATCTTCACCAAACTTAGCTCTATAAACTAATAGTTGTTTTGGTCTGTTACCAAACACTTTAGCTCTATCAGCATCAAATGTACCTTCAACTGGTATATCTAAAGCTAAATCATGCATAGCCATTAAATGATATAACAGAGTAGTTTTACCAGAACTCTCTGGACCAAATATCTCAATTGTTCTACCCTCTGGTATACCTCCACCAATTATAGCATCTAAGTCCTCAATACCTGTAGACCATCTATTTATTTTAAGGTTAGCATGCTTAGAGCCGATTGAGTATATACTACCTTCACCTTCTTTTTTATTTATACTACTACATAATTTAATTATCTGCTCTTTATTAGTTAACGCCATATTCTCTCCTTATGCTATTATAGGCAGCTTTCGCTGCCTATAATAAAATATAATACAAATATTAGATAATAATCAATCATCATCAAGCAATACATAAACCTTACTGGAAACAGATAAGGCTTCAAGCGGATACTTGTCGACGTTTACCGCACACCAGCATGTCATAACCAAAAACATCAACCTTCCGTCAACCCTGTCATCTTCATAGAGTATATTTATAAGAATATCAAGAACCTTGGGACTTATATCCTCTTTCTTAATCCTCTCCTTGATGCCATTGACCATCCCATAATAAGCGACCTCAAACATACTCTTTGTAAATTCCTCATCTGCATTTAAACCTTTAATCTTGACATTATTTTCACTAAATACATTATAAATATCGAGGACATCCTCTACAAGCACATACATTCTCTTTACATCACTTGAGAAATCACTAATCCTCTTGTCGACACCTGCCATTCTCTGTTCTCTTGTTTTCTCTGCCATTTCTGACCTCCTTTTAATTTACTTTAATAGTAACAAATACCGGTAGTGGGAGTCGAACCCACACGATTATAAATCCTGGGATTTTAAGTCCCATGCGTCTGCCATTTCCGCCACACCGGCTTACAACCTGAACAAACAAACGGACAAACAAACATTCAGGTGACTGTAATATATACGTTTGTTTTTTAAATATTTAACGCTCTTGTCCGTATAACTGGCGGTCGTCTTGGCCTTCGACAACACTTTAATGCTCATTAACAAACCAGCTATTAACTATAATAATATCGGTGGAGATTGACTAGATAAACGTAAGTAACAGCAATCACAAATCTTTCAAAGCAAAGGAGACAAATGAATCAAAAACTTTATCTCCACCGATATTTATTTTTGACTATATCTAATTATATCATATAAATATAAGTTAGTCAATAGATAATTTAAAATATTTTATCTATTTGCCCTCGCATATAAAGCTGAATTATATTTCTTTACCTTTGAAATATAAATCTTTTTGTTAAAATCAAGAGCTCCATATTCTATTAATAATTCTTTGACTTTCTTATTCACTTTAGAACCATTAGGATTAGCTTCTATTCTGTCTAAGAAATTATCAACATTAATAAATATACCACCTTTTCTTCTCTCATCAACTATTACCTGAGCAGCTACTTCACCTATACCTTTAATAGCTGTAAGACCTTGCTGAATTGCAAACTCTCCATCAACCTTTCTTAATGAACTTTTGGCTAATGAATAATTAACATGAGGAAGAAATACCACTCCACCATCTTTAACGGCATTCTCACAATACTTAGCAAACTCTGAATCATTCTTGGCATACTTAATTTTAGTGTACCAAAATACTTCAGGATAATATACTTTATAGTACATCTGTTCTGCAGATACTAGAGTATATCCAACTGAATGACCTTCATTAAATGAATAATCATAAAACTTTTTAAATATATCCTTAGCCTGCTCTTCTGGAATACCTAGCTTCTTACAACCTTTAACAAAATTAGCTTCAAACTTAGGATACTCACTCTCAAAGTACCAATTGAATTTTGTTACACCAATCTTCATCTTAGTAATAGCATGAGCTTCATCCCAAGTCATACCAGCAATTTCAACAGCCATTCTCATAATCTGCTCTTGGTATATAATTGTACCATAAGTCTTTTGTAGATATTTATCAAGAGCAGCTATTCTTGTACCCTCTTCACCTAATTCATAAGCAGCTTTATTCGCTGCATATACCTCTGGCATTTTCTGTTTCAAAGGACCTGGCCTATTCATTGCCGTTGCTGCAACTACGTCTTCAAAACTATCTGTATGAATATCTAATAGAAGCTTTTGTACAGACGGTTTATCTAACTGAAATACTCCGTTACAATTACCTTGAGAAAAGGCATCTATAACTTTCTTATCTTCAATCATGTCTATACTAAAACCTTTTATACCTGTGACCTTTCTACAATCACAAAGTTCTGACATTGTTTTAAGACCAAGAATATCAAACTTAATAACACCTATATCTTCAATATCTACAAGGTCATAATTTGTAAAATATCTTCCAGTTTTACTATCTATTCTTATGGCTGTATAATCTAATATATTACCACCAGTTATAGCTACACCAGCAGCATGAGTACCAATGAATCTAACCTTATCAAACATCTTTAAGAAGTGAGTCATTATATTATCATAGGCATCATTATAATCTTTGAATCTAGCATCAGCTTTGAGTTTATCTTCTAATAAGAAACCCTCATCTATACAACTATTTATATACTTCTTAATCTCTCCTATAATCTGCTTATTCGTCCTTATCTCTGATGCCTCTAAAGATTTATCTGTAGGTAATCCACAAACCTTAGCAAGGTCATTTATGAGGTTATCAACTCTGTATAGACCATAAGAACAAACCTGAGCTGAATGGCCTTCATACTTATTTAAAAGATACTCAATAACCTCACCTCTTCTAGCTGTTTCAAAGTCAAGGTCAATATCTGGCATCTTCTTTCTTTCTTTCATTAAGAATCTTCTAAACTCAAGATTAAAGTATATACTATCAACTTCTGTAATTCTTAAAGCATAACAGACAATTGAGTTACAAGCCGAACCTCTACCGGGACCAACCACAATTCCTTTGTTTTTAGCCCAATTTGTATAATCTTCAACCATCAAGAAGTAATCTTCAAAACCATGATAATGAATTACATCCAATTCTTCTTTAGCTCTTGCTATGTACTTCTTATTATACTTACCTCTAAACTTTAGACCATTCTTAACATGCTCTACTAACGTTTTATATGAATCTTTGTCTCCATCTAGCTTAGGTAAAATCTCCTCTAAGCTATCTAAATAATTTAATTCACATTTATCTTCTATTTCATCAAGAGCATTATACATTGATTTGGCTAACCTCTTAGCATCACCAAAATCTTTATCGTGCATCTTAATAAATCTCTGTGCCATCTCTTTTGGTTTTGGCATATATCTCTCTTTATATGTATCTTCAACCCACTTTAAATCATGACCTGAAATCTCATGCATTTTTAAATATGTATCAAAATCTTCTTCTCTACCTCTGTGAGAATCAGAGGTTAATATACACTTAATATTTAATTTATATGCCAAATCAACAGACTTAATATTTACCTTTTCCTGAGTTCCTTCATCATCTATTTTGTATGGTTGAATTTCAACATAAAAATCATCACCAAAAATAGACTTCATTTTCTTCAAGAACTTAATAGCTTTATCTTCTTCACCTTTTAAAATACACTGAGATAAATAACCAGCTACACAAGCAGATGTACAAATCAACCCATCGTGATATTTCTCTAGCAATTTAAAATCCCATATTGGATTATAATACTTCTGCTTCTCACCTTCAAATTGTATTCTGTTTAAATTCTTATAACCTTCAAGATTTTTAGCTACAAGAATCAAATGATAACCACGAGTCTTTTCTTTCCACTTCGGTAAGAAATAACCTTCACAACCTAAAATAGCTTTTATACCTTCAGCCTTACAAGCTTTATATGTCTGAATCAAACCATTTGTATTACCATGATTGGTTGTACATAATGATTCATACCCAAGCTCTTTAGCCAAGGCAGCTAATTCTGATGGTTTACCAAAGCCATCAAAAATACTAAACATATCGTGTCTGTGTAAATCAAACATCTGATACCTCACTAAATAATCCATCATAGAAACTTTGAACATAGTTTCTATCTGTTATTTTCTTAAAGCTTTTAGTTTCTTTTAGTTGCTGACAAATATCTATATCAGGTTCACCATAAGTACCATATTTAACTTTCCTTACAGAACCGTTATCACTATCTTCGTAATACTTGGTTAATCTAATATGTATATCTTTCGGAACAACTATTAAATTTCTTTTCATTATTATATCATAAAAATCTGGAAACGTCAATATAAGATTATGTAGACATCCAAATTTCATATCCCTAACATCTTTTTTACATTTAAGAATCAATGGAATACAATCACATACTACAGCTTCCATAAACCTTATTATGTTAAACTCTTTTTTATTATATGGTGGATTTACCATTGTATATCTTGATAGCTTTAAATTATAAAGATATGTACTTTGTGTAACTCTCTTTTCTCTGTTATCACCATCAAAAATATCAAATGTTCCTATCTTTGGATTCTCTTTAATAAAACCAATTCTTCTTCTGTTTATATGACTTAATACTTCACTCTGACATCTATATAGATATTTTCTATCTTCTGTTATAGCAGAGCCTACATAATAAAAATCATAAAACTTTGGAATATCTTGAATAAATGTATTATACAAAAGGTACTCATAAATGGGACCATATTCGCATCCATCCCACTTAAGAGCACCAAATCTTCTATAACTCTTAAAATTCCAAACCTTACTAAAATCAACCTCATCCGGGTCTATAACAAAATGTGCAACGTTCTTACCTCTACAGGCCTTTACAAATAATAATCTCTCTATAACCCTTCTCATAAGGTCATATTGCATATTATATGTATCGTCCAATCTTGTCATTTTATTTATCTCTCTCAACATCTTAACATCAAGAGTATTAGCATTATCCCTATTTATTGGAGCCTTAACCAAAATTATATTGTCGAAATCTGAAACTAACTTTTTATAATGCTTATACATAGACTTCCACGAATCAAACTTCCACTGCTCAGCTTTTATAATATCCGGTTCAGATAATAAAACCTTATTCAGTTTATAGTCTTTGTAGAAGTCTATGATATAAACATTAGGAATAAACTCTATGGCCTGATTAATAACAGCACCTATAATTTCATTTTGGTGAGACTCTATGCTGCTCAAGAGAACTATCGCAGTGTTCATCTACCTTCACCAAATTCCTTTTATATAAATGTAAAGAACCAGATATATGAGTATATGTACCTAACTCAACACCTAATTCCATACTCATTAATACCTGCATATTTGTAAACTGAAATACATCATATGGGAAACCCATCCACAAATCATTAGACCTCATATATGTAGTCATATATAATTTGTTATTTCTGATAAAGAACTGTAAACAAACTGTACAATTAATATCTTTGCTATCTTTATCAGATGCCTCTTTAATATGTATAACAGCTCTTCTTGAGTTTGGATTCTTCTTTAGTTCATTTTTAACAAATTCCCATTGGTCAAATCCAAACTTATGTTTTATACAATAACCATAATTAGAATTAACTGTAACTCCATCATCAGACATTCTATCCCAACCACTAGAATACTTCTGAATCTCTTTAAGACTATTATTACCAGACATATACCAAAGCATTTCACCAATAGCATATCTCATAGGTAATTTTCTAATCTCGCTCTTCATAATGTTTTTAGTTGGGTCTCTAATTACAGTAATTGCATTTATACATTCACCAACTATATCACCATCACGAGAATTATCTGATAAATTCATTTCGGACAAACTTTCATACCACTCAGTAAATGCTTCATCAGCACTATCTACAATTATTGTCCTGTTAAATTTACCTGCTACGACATCTAATATCTTTTCTGTATTTTCACTCAGCATTTTACTTATCTCCATCATTTATGACATTATATACGTTTCTAGCAAAACCACTTACATCCATGAATGACAAATGAGTTCTTAAGTAACTTAAAACTTTATTTCTAAATTCACTATCTTTATTTAACCTTTCTGATATTCTTATTACATCTTCATAATTTCTAACAGTAAGTTCTTCTGCATATTTACCAGCATATTGTTCTATGGTTCGCTCTCCATATTCTTCTATGAATAGAGGAACACAACCATAAAATATAGCTTCTAAAATTCTAGCAGTCATAAATCTGTTTTCACAATATTCTTTCTTAGCCAATAATATAGTTGCTGCAGAATTACTATATGCTTCATACATATCAGAAGTCTGTAATCTCTTACCAAAATTTATCGTAGGCCATTGCTTATCACTATGTCTATTGCCTTCAAGCCAATTTCCAAAAACCTTAACGCCTGGAACATTTTTAAGATATTTGTCTATACACCAATCTCTCTCATATCTGTTTCCTACATATACAAGCTTATCACTAAATTTGTTCTTAGGTTTAAAATAGTTAATATACCTGAAATTAAATGGAATATAGACTTTTCTACATCTACCATTTGTTTCATAAGCTATTTCTTTCCATTTATCACCTAACTCAAATATATAAATATTTTTTGTTTCATATACAAAATGCTCTACCAAATCTCTAGGTATTTTATAATCTAAGTCAAATATAATTAACTTAATATTATTTTTAATACAATACCTTATTAAAACATCTTGTATAAATAAATCAGGCTGCCAATTTTCAATACCAATATCATCCTTTGTGTTTCTACCAGGTATTGACATTCTCCATTCATGGATTATAGCATCAAAATTATTAAGGTTATAATCATCCCACAGAGACGTTATCTCATTTTCTAATGACTCAATTAAAGTTCCTCTGCTAAGATTATCAAATAAATCAACATACTCTACATGGCACATATCCATATATGCAAATGACCTAGAATATTTACACCAAGAAGAAAATAAATTTGTGCCTTCAAATCTAAATCCAGGCTCATCTCTATCTGGCATAATACCTAAAACCTTGTGACCATCTGCCATAAACTTATTTATAATAGACCATGAATAAAAAGCATTACCATCTGGAGTTGATAATAAATTACCATTATCATCATACTTTCTATCGCCTAAGAAACCCCAATAACTATAACCGATTCTCATTAATCATACCTCCTCTGACAAAGTAAACCACATTTTCTATCAAACCTACATGTGAAAATATGTTTGATATTTTCAACCTCTCTCACAATATCAGAAAACTTATCAATATTTATATTACCGAGAACCTCTTTACTAAGATATGACTGACACCTTACTACATCGCCATTTGTATAAATTGTAAATACTGTATATGTACTATCACATTTCTTTTTATGCCACTTATTAAATATTCTATCGAGATACTCTCTGTCCTTATCATAAAACATCTTCATGTTATTTCTAAGGCCATCTAAAGAACTAGGAACAAATTCTAAATGTTTACTATTATCAAGTAAATCCATCTGACTTGCTATACAAAGATATACTTTATCGAAACCCCAGTTTCTAAACATTTCCATATCTTCATCTACACAATCTTCATTATACTTACTATAAGTATAGCTAATCTTTAAATTGTGAATCTTATCTTTATAATGTCTTACAAAGAAATCTATATTATCAAGATTACCAACAACTCCTCTAATCCAATTATGTCTTGCACCATCACAACTGATAGTGACATTCTGGACATCATACTCATCTACCAATCTCATCAATTCAGACACATCAATAGCATTTGATAGAATTGTATACTTAACATTATGTTCTTTACAATACTCTAATAATTTATCTCTATGTTCATACCAAGTAAATTCACCACCACCAAATACATAATCTGCATCCGGATATTGTTCTATAATCTCTATAACTTTTTTGTAATCCATATGAGTACAAATATCTCTGAGAGCAACCTTCCAAATATCACATGTCTTACATCTTGAATTACAATAATCTGTTAAATAAAACTGAATGAGTTTATTGTCTCTCATACCTTTTCCTCCATTTTAATTAAATCACCAATCATATCACAGGTTTTATCTATATCGGTATAACAAGAATTATAAACCATTAAATCTTTAAACTTTTCTTCACAGAAAAACTGAGCCAAACAAAAATATTTATAATACTCTGCAAATATATCTATACCCCTACCACCTTCATCTTCTTTAGCACACCTTAACAAATTTATTGGATGCATGTGTATCACAATATAATTTGATGGATTTTTATTCATCTCGCTGCAAACAGCATCTAAATACTTTTCACCTAAACATGCACCTCTGTCAACCGCATTAAATACATATTCTGACCAATGAAATCTATCTAATATAACATGACGTCCTTTAAATAACTCACTATTAAATAATTTTACAGTAGCTATACTATCACCGAGATTTATAAGTTCATCTTCTTCATATGATTCACCACATTCTTCTCTGTCTTTCTTATAAATTGGTATGTTAAATCTTTTACTAAGCTCATTAGCTAATGTAGTTTTACCAGTTCTATCAAGACCCTCTATAATGATAACCATGATAACCTCCAATATAAATTGAATGGGAGGTATTTCTACCTCCCAAACATAATTAATTAACATCAGAAATTCTTTTAGACACTTCCTCAATTTTCTTAGAAATGGCATAATACATATCTGCAGCATCAAAACCAGAAAACATTGCTATATTCATAAGAACGATAAAACAATCTGCAATCTCATCTCTCTTAGCATCTCTGTCATATGCACTATTTCTAAAGTTCTTCCACCTCTTATCGGCTTCAAGAACCTCGCCAATCTCTGATACTAACTGTTGAACGTGATATGAACAAAGTTTAGGGTCGTCAAGTGGAAGCTCTGTATACTCGCCATCAATGGCAGGATTATCTGAGAAATCATAGTACATGCCTTTCTTAAACATGTTCCTCTGATTCTCGGCCTGCTTTTCAAACATTCTAAAGAATGAATCTGTAGCCATTACTCTTCCTCCCACTCATCTTCTTCATCTTCATCGCCCCAATCTTCATTCTGCTCGTCATACTCTTCAAGCTGCTTGATATAATATTTCTGACTCTTCTTTGGAGCAACATCAATACCGCGACTCTTGCAGAGTTTGTAGAGTTCTTTAACTGTCATACTATCATAGTCGACATCATCCTCATCCTCTGCATCATCTTCTACTTCTTCATCGTAGTCGTCATCCTCTTCCTCATCCTCATCTACTTCTTTCTTTGTAGATGTTTTAGCAGGTCTCTGCTGCTTCTTTTTCTTGTTCTTAGGAGTGTAATCTTCATCTTCTTCCTCATCATCAGATTCTACTTCACAAGGAAAAGCTTTATCCAACATCTGTAAAATAGCTTTCTCTGAAAAAGGTTTAGCTTTTGAATTTCTAAACTTAACCTTATCCATAGGTACTACTGAGAATGTCTTATTCTGCTGTTTACCTGTAACAGAAATAACATAATCTCTATCTGTAAGAGTACCATAAGTCTCATACATAGCTACAAGAGCAGGAATAGGAGAGCAGTTATTTACAGGGAACATAAACAACTGAACTTCATTTGTCTCATAATTCCATACAGACCAGATATACTGATTTCTTGTTCTTACTGTCTCATCATTACAATAAGGACAATCTCTATCAAAATGTTCTTGACAAGGTACATTAATACTTCTCTCAAAACTATCATGGAAAGTAATCTGTAAACCCTCATCCATGTCCTGCAAAAATCTTATTCTCTGCTTCTGGCCTTCTCTGAAGTAAATAAACTTACCTTTGCTCTGACCTGATTTCTTAGCATCCTTTTTTATTTCACTTAATAATCCCATAATTTATACTCCATTATACTTATTCATTGTCTTTTTATACATCTTGTTAAAAGTTTCTTCATTCATATCGCCAGGGTCTTTTATACCCTTCATATAGCACCATCTAGTCACATTAAAAACTGTCTTTAGAAAGGCCGTACCTTTTCTACCACAATCATCATTATCAAGAGCTGATATTACATTTTTAACACCCCTATCTTTTAATTTCTGAATTTGCTGTTGTGACATTTTCCACCCTAAGATGGCTACAACGTTTTCTTCTCCAAATTGTAGAAACTTAAGTCTATCCATATAACCTTCTACGACTATAACATAATCTTTACTACCATAATTTCCTACTAAAGTCGTGGCTCTTGAGAACCCCTCATTATAGAGATATTTCCTTTTCTTTTCTACCTCTTTAATCATGGTTCTACAAACCCAACCTTTAAATATACCATTATCTAGCATTGGAAATATTATTCCATATTGATTGTTATATGTTATTTTAGCTCTAACCTTATTTAATGTATCTGGAGTAAAACCTCTATTCAACATATATTCTCTAGCTGATATAACTTCTTCAATATCACTTTTATTCCAATCTATTTTAGATAACCCATGATAATAATCGTATGCTATATTATATAAATGTTTACTACTAGACTTCTTTTTTATTTTTATTGTTCTGGATATTTTAACATCACTAGATTTTTTTGATTTTAATATACTTAAATAATTCTTATAAGATTGTAATTCACTATTACAATTCTTATACTTTTTATCCATCATATATACAAAATCTTTAGCTGAACCATGTCTATAACAACCAAAACAATAAAACCTATTTTCTACAATATCAATTCTCATTGATGGATTTACATCATCATGGAATGGACAAACTATCTTTTGAACAGCCTCAGAAACATCTGGTATTAAATTATAATACCAAAGCACTTTAGCCAATTCGTATGCCATTATTTATCCATAACCTTATAATATGAACTGGATGTTTTTACTGTTATATACTTTCTTACAGTGGCTTCATCTACCTCACCAAGTTCTACTAGTCTATCAAGCTGTTCTGAATCTATAACTTCTTCACATTTAGCATATTTCATAAATTCTTTAAAATCTACACCATAAGATTTTAATAACTGAAATAAACCTATCCAATTAGTTATAGAATAGTTCTTCTTGATAACTAGTTTTCTATTCTCTTTTGACAATAATGATTTTATACCGTCAATATCAAAAATAACTTTTGATGGAGTAACTCTAGTAACTGTAATCTTTTTACAACCACTCAAAACATCTCTAGGGTCTATAACGACTTTTCCATCTTCATCTGCTATAAGATTATAGTATTTATCCATGGCCCTTTTGAAATCAGCTTTATTTTCTTCAAAAGCATTTTTCTGAGCATCGAATTTTTTCTTCAACTCATAAAACCATATCACCATGTCTCTAGCATATCTAGCAGATACTTCTGGATTTTCTTTAGCCATTATCGTTACCAATACCCTTCATAAGATTATACACATGCTTAGGCCATCTCGTACCGGTCTTGACCCAAACGACATCATCAAAGCTAATAATGAATTGAGCACCATATTTTGTTTCAACCATGAAGCGTCTCTTAGGAGTGCTTCTCTTGATAATCTTTGCAGATTTAACTTTACCATTTGGTAATTTAAAAGCTACAATCATATCAACCTTAGCTGTATCAACATATGATTCTCTGTTACTCACAGTCGGTACTGCAGGAGTTATAACTACTTCTTCTGTTTTCACTTCGGATTTTTCTGAAACAGACTCAACATCTTTGCTCTCAATCTCAATAGGCTGCTCGTCAATAATTGCATTGACCAAATCAACCTTTTTGAGTTTTCTGCAATTCTTGACTCCTACTTTAGGAGCAATCTTTCTAAGCTCATCAACTGTCTTGGACTCAAGTTCCTCTTTGGTATACATCTTGTACCTCCACTTTAATTATTAATTATTACTAGATAAAAAATGATAGTTAATTATATCAATTATAATAATATTATTTCTATAAACTGAGATATAATCAATCTATCATTTCGACCTGGATTCATTATATCATATAAAAATTAATCCGTCAATATCAAATTTTAAATAAAAAATAGCTACATAAAATCTGATACGACGGATTAATTATTATAAGAAATCATTCTCGCGTAAACACTTTTTATACGTTTCATCAATAAGTTCAATTGCCATCACGGCCTTCTCGTTTTCAAATTTAGGGTTTTCTTTACAATAGTTTTTATAGAAACTTATATCTGCTAATACATCATCAAAAAACTCTTTACTGTGTCTCACCTTTGAACGTATCTCATCTGCAAATCTTAAAATTCTTCTTCGTGCTGCCTTAGCTCTTTCTTCTTCGGCTTTCTTATCCTGTTCCGAATCTCTTTCTTCTATATTAATGATTTTCTTTTCGACGTTATCTAACCTATCAATTATCTCTTTATTTGCAGCCTTGCCAAACTGTTCTGCTAACCATGTCCATGGTTTGTATTTGTCACTAAAATTCTGAACCAGAGTAGTAACAATGACTGTAGCAACACCTGCAAGCCATGTTATACCCTGTAAATCTAATATGCTAAATATACTACTCATATTACCACCTATATTATTTTTTACCAAACAATTTACCTATCTTTTTCTCATATTCCTCAACCTCACAATCCTGTTCATCAAGAATATCAGACATATTGTAACCAACCAACTCTTTATTAAGTAAATACTGCTCAGCCGACTTTAATTCATAACTTACGTCATCTACAAGCTTTGACACCATGTTATCGACCTCCATTTACTTACTTTACAATTAGGCTATATCTGCAGCCGAGGTTTATACAACTCTAGTGACTGCAGTAACGCCTAAAATATCATATAATTATATTATATCACACCTCAATAAATAAGTCAATAGGTAAAATTAAAATTTAAATAAAATTTTTAACAATATCTATCATAAGAATTATTAACACGTTTATCACTTACACAAATATAAAGCATAGTTGTATTTATATTTGCATGACCTAAAATAACTTTAATCTCATTTAACGACATACCTCTCTCAGATAAATTCGTTGCTAAAGTTCTTCTAAATCTATGCGGATGAACATTTGAAACACCACTTCTACTCTCTATTGTTTTTAATATAGACCTTAATCCACTAGTAGTCAACCTTTTTTTAAGCTTAGATACAAAAGCAGCATTATCGCTGTCTCTCCTTGTGTTCAAATACTCTTTATAATACTTTGCAACTATATGGTTAAAATATACTCTTCTATTTTTTCCACCTTTACCATTTATAACATAAGCAATTCTGTTTTCTAAATCTATATCATCTACATTTAGATTACATAATTCTGAAGCCCTAACACCTGTATACAATAGCATCTCTAATATAGCCCTTTGCTTTACATTCTTACAGCCCTGTCTCATTGCATCTAGTTCGACTTCTGTAAATGGAAACCTATCTTTTTTTAAATACTTAATTGTAGGTACTTTATCTACCGGATTTTTTTGTAAATACTCTTCCTTAACAAGCCATTTATAAAATGCAGACAAATACGCTCTTTGATTTTCAAGCGAACTATTCTTATATCCCCTATTACCAAGCATAACAAGATATAACCTTATATCATATGGAGATATGTCCAAATAACTTTTATTGATAAAGAAACTAAACTCTTTACATGTCCTAAAATATTGAGCAATTGTTTTCTCAGACTTACCATTAAGTCTTAAACAGGCTATATACAGCTTAACAAGTTTTGGATTTGAGTTTTTTATAACAGAAACTCCTGTACATTTACTAATAACATCATATCTATCTATAACAGATACTATGCTATTAACGCACCTATTTAACTCTATCTGACCAATATTGTTATCTGCAAATATTTTAGTTACACACAACTCAATCTCTTTTAACAATTTTTCTTTTTCTTCATTCATGTCTAAGAACTCCTTATACGTATTAATTTATTTACGATGACTAATTCATTATATCATAAAAAGATAATACGTATAAGAAGATTCGTAAATATTATAAAAAAATTTTTTGTGATTTAAAGTGTGCTTTAATGGTCACTCCGTAATTCTAATTTGAATTGTTGTCGTGTTCTTCTCGACCTCATGCGCTTGCTGTTCGACCATGATTTTGCATGGTGCTTGAAGTCTGTAAACACGTTTTTGCCGTTTGATTTCTTGTAGTGGGATTTTCCCATTCTATCACCTCTCAGCTTGTTTCTCAGCTTGTTCACACCATACAAGTAGCAATTATGCGTCTAAATCCTGCCCAGTCTTAATGACATGTCCCTTGCCACAATTGGGGCAGTCAATGTCTTTAAGCAGTGTTCCGACCTGTCTGACTGAAATCCAACGCTTGCCGCATTTTACGCAAATAACTTCGCTTACTTCGTGCGGTTCGTTTTTGTTAATGGGTATAATCATGCTACAGTCCTTAATTCATTTAACGAAGTTGGTTAGTTATATTTGCATCGGGTGAGGATTTCCACCTCACATGAAGAGTTTGTTTGTCACCTGCCGAACGGGAAATCTTGTCTGTGTCAATCCTTTGTGATTGCTCACTGCTCTCCTTCCAAGCCAAGCGTCTACGTTTTCCGCCACCGATGCAATTAGGCGATTTATTAGGTGTTTTCGCCTAATCTTGCTCTGTTGGAATCGGTTCAAAGCAGTCATGCACCTCTCTGCCGTCTACTTCACAATCCCACTTTTCACAGCGGTCGTAGTACCAACAATAATGCGAACAGTTGTCACAGTTCATCTATGTCACCTCAATATAGCTTTATGAAAGAGCCTCGGCAATCTTGCGCTGGATAAACAGCGTCGGGTCCGCACGATACTCTGCAGTGACTTCCCCAGCATCCGACCAGATATTGTTGGCTCCGAGAAGCGTGGACAGCTCGTTGGGAGTTAAGGTGACGGTGATGGGAGTTGCAAGAGGATAGACTATTGTTAGATGAGTTTCATTTAAATATGCTTTTAAATCTTCCACGGTTTCAAAAAGAGAACCCGATTCGGGGACAATAATTCGTGGGCATTTTAACGCATTATATTGAACTCTTGCTCCTCTACCACCTGTAATAGTTACAAGGAAATTCGCAATAACATCTGTTTCCCATACGTTTGTGTCAACCGCATAGTCATTACCCCATTGGAAATACCTAAAAGCGGCATCTCCACTTCCTGCATGTCCCATAGCTATTGTTCCAGAACCATCCAGTTCTTGCATCGCCCTATCAATCACCAACTCACCCTTAGTCACATCAAGCGTTCCGCCGTAGACAGTCTGACCGAGTGAGATGTTGATGCTCTGCACATGCCCTTCGTGGTAGGCGGTATCTGTTGCAGGATAGTTGATGCAGATGTCGTGGTTGTAAGTGGTGCCGTATGCCGCAGATGTTGCGAACCTCATAAACCGTGCATTGTTTGGCGTCGTAAAAGTTCTGTTATTAGCCGTAGCGCTAGTGGAGCTGACAAAGGCCTTGTCTGCATCATAGAACATAATATCGAGGTACATTCCCGTCCCAGACGGCATATACGCATAATAGTTCGTGCCGGGGAACACGCTTATATAATTGGTGGTTTTACTTCTAATCCTTGTGTTCGTTTCCCACGGATTGCCTGTCGCTCCGGCATATCCACCAACTTCCCACTCTTCATCCCACACATTAACTCCCGTCCTCGTCACCACCGCCTGCGTGTGTCCGCTGATGGGGCAGATGTTGGAGTAAGGGGCGAATGTTGCATCGGATACGGAAGAAAGGCGAACCATCGGCTTAAAAACGAGATTATTACAGACATATCCGTTACCGATAACAATCATCAATTTTCCTGCTGTCACAGCTTCCGTAATTGTATAGCCACTTCCTATATCAGCAATCGACGTGCCGTCAACCGACAAGACGTAAGTATTACTAGACCCGCCACTTGGACATCCATTAAGAATTGTATTCGCATTAAAATCCATCGTTGCGAGACCAATATATGTTCTAGCATTAGCCGTTCCATTAAGTGTAAAAGTGCCGTCTGAATTAAGGACAGTTGTAATGCCATTTAATGTTTTAGGGAACCCTTCATAAACAACAGGATTAAGCAGATTCTTCCCACCCCCAGCGGGCCAAGGATTATCATATCCATTCAAGTCCTGAATCGGCTCAATATCCACCGTCAGGCTCTTAATAGGGAGTTCTGCACCGTCGGAGAACGATGCGATTGATCCGCTCGCTGTGTCCGTAGGGAATGCCTTGAGAAGGTCCGTCACGTCCGCTTTGGCCGTAATAGCCGGTGCGTCCTCAAGCGGAACATACTCGTTTACTCCGTCGGTCTGTCTTACGATGTAATCTCCATCCTCGGTGGGAGATGCGGGTGCGCTCTCAAGTTTGGCCTTGAGGTTCTCGACGTACTTCGTTACGTGTCCAACGGGAACAACGCTGTCAGTCACATACTCTTCCGTGCCGCTTGCGTCTACTACCTGCGGGTTTGTGAAGGGCTGGGCGGATTCGGTTGTGGGTGTGGCGAGTTCGTATACAAGCATTACGCCGGACATTGCCGCTTTGAATTCGGAAGGTTCCATGATGGCACCTCTGACAGCTAATACCCCATTACCACTCACACCAACGCCTTTTAAGTCATCACCCCATAGTTCATTGATATTTTTTGTTTCAGCGAATGGACAAACTGCATTTGCAACGATATTTCCGGCAGCGGGTTTCGCGTCATTTCGATTTGCATAATACAATCTTGTATTCGTTCCTGTTGCGTTGACGTACCACGTCAGCGTCCCCAAATCCACAATGCCATATCTTCTCGTCACTTTGCCCGTGCTCTCGTACACATCGCCGTCGTAAACCAGGTTGTTGTCTGCGTCCAGCTTCGGCAGGCCACGGAGTTCGAGGGAATCATCCAGCGGGTAAGAGTGCTCCTCGTAAGGCTCATATGTGCCGTTCTTGGCGGGGTCGGAAAGGTTGATGCAGATGTCGCCCTTGTAGGTTGTGCCGTATGAGGCATCAAGCCTAAATCTTATCTGATGTGCATTGCTTGGCGTTTGGAATATACCCGCTCCTGCAAGACCATTGCCGATGTAATTGCCGTTTGCATCGTAATAAAACAGATAGAAACCGCCTGTAACTTGTGGGACATAGTAGTTAGTTGATGGGAAACAACGAATTGCATTCTTTGAGCGAATGCAACTATTGTAAGTCACTTTCTCTCCTGTCGTTCCGTTATACGTTCCAAGTTCCCACTCTTCGTCCCACTGATTGAACCCCACCATCTTATGCGCACTTGCCTGCACACTCACCAACTCGCCTGCGTTATAAGGGATATACCCCGCATTGAAGATGCGAGGGAAATGCGCCTTAAGCCACTCTACGCCTGCGCCTGCGGTGGCGGTTTCCAGGGAGTAGACGTAATCCGCGATAGTGGTGCCGAACATCTGAGTGAGGTCGAAAATCTGCGGCGTAACTGTAATATTAACGGTTGCTCCGCTTACGACATTCAACCGAAAATGCTCGGTTTTCGATGTGCTAGGTTTGTAGATAGCATTGCCGTTAAAATACTGGTTATATCCAGTTACCGTATTCTGATAAGTTGCAGATGAACCGCCAGTGGCTCCGATAAACAAATAAACATGGTCTGCTTTATAGGGTATGAGCATCTTGTCATAGTTAATGTTTACGCCGCCTGTCGCTGTTCCTGTTACAGTGATCTTCCCATTGCTTACCGTGTATGTTATTTCGTTTAATGTCCCACCGTTTACGATGGTATCCAACTGCTGATTCCACGCCACAGACCCCCCGACGATCTCCAGTTCCTCTCGGTCTGCGTTATCGGATGCGGTCATGCGGAAATGATACGGCACACTGTCCGTTACACCCTTATCACTCAAAATCTGCTCTGCACTCGGCACAACTCCGTCAGATTCAAGAGCAGTAAATTCGCTCTTTAAATCAGATATATCCTCAGCATTCTGGTCTATCTGTTCTGATTTAGCATTAATACCGTCTACAATATCCTGTGCTTCACCTTTGGCAGTTTCGGCTTCATTCTTGGCTGAGATTGCATCATCTTTAGCCGTAATTGCGGTATCTCTAGCAGACTCTGTTTCACTTTTAGCTAATGCAGACTGTTCTGCATAATACTTTGAATTGTTATGATACGTTGTATCACTTACACCTACATCTGCACCTTCTCTTTGACCAACAGCCCATGCCTCAGAATCAATTGCATGTGTCTTTGCAAGTTCTTTCTGATTTCTACCAGCAGCATTAACATCAGATATAGCAGCTGTGACTTCATCAGAGAAATTAGCAGACGTTTCATCTACACTACTCTTAGCACTCATAACTGCATCTTTGGCAGCAAGCGTATCATCTTTAGCACTGATAGCAGCATCTCTAGCTGACTCAGAATTATTCTTTGCAGATATTGAAGCATCTCTAGCAGACTGAGCAACATCTCTAGCAGACACCGCTTCGTTCTTAGCACTTACAGCAATATCCTTTGCTTCAATAGAGTTTTCTTCTGATTCATGTGCATTACCGGCAGCAGCTTCTGCACGTTCAGCCACTTCAGTATATGAATACATTAACTGTTCAAATTCTTCTTTGGTTCCTGTATAACCACGATTTACGGCGGCAGCATAAGCTGTGATTCCACCCATATCATCACTTAAAACAGCCATATTATAAAACCTCCCTAATTAAATGACCACGCTCATCTATACGGAAGTTTACGTCCACACCGTCCGTTCTTGTATAAATTAAATGGTCACGTGCATCTATTTCTAACCACATAAAACCAGCATTATTAGCAGCCTGTTCTGCCCTTCGTGCATTAACTTCTGACTGCCTAGAATATTCAAGTGTATTACCCTCAGACTGTTGAGCAGCGTTTGCAGACTGGTTAGCTGCATCTGCATACTCATGAGCTTCATCTCTATAACCTTTAGCATCGCGTGCTGCCTGTTCTGCAAACCCTTGAGCTATCTGTGACGAACCTAAAGCAATTTGAGCTTGTTCGGCCGCATCAGTAGCAGCAGCAGAATCACTTGCCGTACGTTCAGAAACAAGATTTAATGCTGCAATCGTTTGACTGATAATATCCATCTGCTCTGGCTCTGGATAAACATTTTCTCTATCAGGTCTATATTTATTTGGAATATGATATATACGAACTGTTTTACCATACCCCTCTTCGACATAATAATAAAATGCATATATAGCTTTACCAGTCTGAATATATTGAAATGGAATCTCTACACCTGTTGAATCACCTAACTTAGTAGTAGATTGACCTTTCTTATCACTATTAGAAAAATCAATCTGATAATACTCTGGTAATTCTATATCATCAATAAGTAATTTTATACCTACATCACATCTTGTGACCGGAGTTGTAAGTACATAACTACCAAAATCTTCTACAACTCTTACTATATTGGAAGTATCCATATCATCCCTCCAATGCATCTAATCTACTAATTATATTTGAAAGCTGTGTTCTTATAGCTGCACCTGCAGTAGCATAAGTAACTCCATCAGCACCAACTCTAATATCAGTTAATTCTGTATCCTTACTAGCTGTAACAGCTTCATACTTAACACCTACAAGTTTATAAACATATCTTGCATTTGCATTGCCGCCTAGCGTCTGTACCGATGCACTCTGCGGTTGACCATTCCATGTCCAATGTACAAAATCAATTGTAAAATTCTGTGTCTCCGTGCCATCACCTGCTATTGTGCCAATCTTTATTTCAAACACAGCCAATGGCATATTATTAGCCGCCTCTCCATCTGTAAGATTTACAGCCCTAATAACACCGCCACCACTACCAATTAAAACATCTGGCGTAAACCTTTGAATGGCAGAATTACCAGCAAAATTATAATATACGTCAATGTAATCATAATCTGTAACAGACTCTTCTGCATAAATCATATCACCATCTGTATATACTTTACCGCTCCACAATGTGGTTTCTGTCATTCTTGTAGCATTTGCAGATACACCACTATGTTGAGCTATAAATGTATCCATCCTAGCATTAAGAACAGTTATATCACTATCTACTCCAGATTCAAATGTATCAACTTTATTATTAATATCTGCCATAAACTGTGTAACATTATTATTAAGCTGAGTTACATTTACACTTATAGTTGCAGACTGCTGACGAATCTCATCAAGTAGCTGTTGGAATATTGTTTCAGCAACTGTTGGAACTTCAATACCAGAATCGGATACAGACTCCTGAACATTTACTACAAATTTGGCAGATATTACGGTATCACCAGATTGATTTGTTAATTTAATATTAGCAAGACCTCTACCAGATGCATCTGTCATGTCTGCTTCAACGTGCACTATGACATAATTACCATCAATAGTACAGGTATGCTCGTAATATCCACCATTACTTTTTAAACCACTAACAAAGGCAGATATACCAGTTGGTATTGTAAATGACCTGCCTCTATTTAACATATAAAATCTTATATCTCTGCCATCTTCAAACTGTGATAAATAGACGACAGGATAATTACCCTGTGGGGTAATGTCTAATCTATAATCATCAATTACAAAACTACTCATATATCACCTCTTGTTACAGTATTACTATATCATAATAAATTAGTCACTTGGTATCCAAGCTAAACGAACTTTAATTGTTTGGTTTGACACAGCAGAAGTATTTGCTCGATAGACGACCAAATAAATATTAGTTCCATTACCCACTATTTCAGCTCTCATTGTTGCACTTGAACCATTATCATAAACTACATAACCAACTAAAATATGTGAGTTCACAAAATCAGATGCAAAACCCAAAATAGTGACCTGCCCTCTGGTACCAGGAGTACCAGCAGAATAATTGACAGTCACTGAATGATTTGTATAAGTTACTATATTATTGAGCTTATCCTTAACCGCCGTAACCAGCTTAGCTTCTGTAATACTATTATCTGGTATATCACCAACTATTTTATTATCTACATACTGTTTTATCTTTGACCAGAGTGTGGCCAATCCATTTCCATCTAAATAAGACATACCACACCTCCTTATACAAGTATAGCTTCTATCTCTGATGTAGTCAACGGAGACAAACCTAAATCACTAAATGTTTTATTACCTACAAGAGTAACTCCTTCAATAGACGGCTTACCTTGTAAATCTTGATATGTAGAAGATACTGCTGTTACAAATCCATCTGAATTTAAAATGGTAGTATAAGTTCCATCATATCCTGTACTTGAATAATGTAAACCATTATCATCTAACTTAAATAATTTAGTAGCTGTACCTACAGAATCAGAATCAATTAGAATTAAAAACTCTTTCTTGTCACCAGACGTAGCATCTAATATCCACTTGAATGGACCACTTGTACCCAATATCAAATTAGATATACTTTCTATGCTATTGTCTATTGATTGTATCTTATTCGCTGTATTAGTTCTATCACTTTGTACAGATGATGTAATTCCTTCAATAGATGGCATCACAGAACTCAATGTAACCTTATCAAATGAATGGTCATTATATTCAACATATTTTATACACTGATGGTTGACTCTTAAACCTCTTCTCTCATCAACTATGGTGACAACTTTATACAGATACATCTGGCCATCTACATTATTTACATCAAATGTATAAGACCTCTTGGGTATACATAAATCAGCAAGAACACTTTCACCATAAGCTTTTAAATGTTCTGGTACTGTATACCTCTCATCAACTACGCTATCTGAAATAATTTTATCAGAATAAGTAAAATCTTCAACATATTCTTTGCCATCATTAACTGAAGCTATTGTTAAATACTTACCAGTCTTTTCATCCTTTTTACCATATACATATAATCTTGTAACAAAACCACTACTATCACCAACGAACTTTAAATCAGACATATTCAAATCTTCAATAAAGAAATCGCCAGATGGTAAAAATGAATCAGTATTTATTACATATAATATTTTGTCTATTGTATTATAATTAAATACAACTCCATAAGTAGATGATATTTGACCTAATATAGTTTTTGCATTAGCGGCTCTAAAAGGCATGCCTTCTTGATATTCTACAGTAGTTCTTCTAGTTAAATCTACACCATCACCATACTCAATAGACCAACCAATTGGTAAAATCTGAGCTAATACATTAGGTAATGTTATATTTGTTTTTCTAAAATCTATATAAATATTTTCAAGCCAATCATCATAATCTAAATTACATGTTACAATTACGAAATCAGATTGTTCCTCAATCTTCTTAACTATAAATCTATTACCACAACACTCAACCTTTACCTCTTCGAGAATATAGGCATATCCAGAATATGACTTTTGAATATCAAATGTCAATGTATCCTCACCATCAAAATTATGAGTATAATAACATCTGTCATCTTCTACATAGATTGGTATTGCTTCACTAGTATTTGTATAGTTGTATACTTTTATTACCATAACACACCTCAAATTACAAATACTGGATAATATTTAACAATAATATCACCTACACCATCTGCATTGCTAACGCTTATATTATTATCACCAGAAACAATCATTGGAAACTCTGTAAGATTTGTATTCATAAAATTATTGCTATATGATTCAAAACCATCTCCACCATATAACTCATTTATAATATCAAATTTAGATGCAGACGTCCCGCATAGAACCCTACCACTAAGACCATCTATAACATGATACTTATACGATGAAAAATTATTTATTGTAATTGATTTAGAGTTACACGTTAATGTTACAGAACTTTTTGTTAACTTACTTTCAATAACTATCAGTGCACCACTATCAATTATACCATCATTATTTATATAAAGCGTATTATCACTAAACGTTAATGTTTTATCATAAATAACAAACGGAAGTCGTTTAACAGCCACAAATGTAATTTCTAACAAATAATAGTTATATACATCCGTGTGCTTCATGGTATAGGTACTCATTATACCAGAATACTCAAACTCTGTATCACCTATATTGACTGTGACAATTCCTTTTTGAAATGCACCTATAACTCTATTACAATTAATTTGAGCCTGTTGAGCATTCTGACCACCAACATAAAACCTTAACTTTATGCCATTGTTACCATTACTGAATCTATTTAATAAATAAGAGTGCCTACCAATCTTTTTATAAATATCAGATGATATTGTAGCAATAACAGGCTCATAATTAATTAAATCTGCATTATAATTATATAAATCAAAACCATCTACGATAACAGAATCACCGAGAGCAGGGTCTAATAATCCATAATTATCGTCATAAGGTAATCTATCTTCAAACAAATCAACCACCTCCAGTAGCAATAACTCTAGATACTACAGGGGCAAGAACTCTACCTACCCTCTCTCTATCCATTACAACATTTCCTTGCTCCATTTCAACATTTACATTATTTACAATCGGAGCCGTTCTTAATGCGTCTGCTATATACTGAGCTAACATCCAGTAAAGCTCTGACATAACCTGACCACTAACTCCATCAGATACTATAGACGGGTCCATAAATGTACTACCTATTACAAATGATTTTATATTATCATTATAATCTGTAATAGCACTATTAAGAGAATCTTCAATCTGCCTCATAGTTCCAGGTAAAGCCTTCTCAAAACCAACAGCAATACCAGGAGGTAACCATCTACCAACCTCTCTCTCAGCCAATCTTGAAGGCGAACCGACTTCAGCACCTTCTTTCATAGCACCTATAATATTACCAGCAAAACCTTTTACTTTATTCCACAGCCAACCGCCTAGACTTGATATACCATTCCAGAATCCGTATACAATATCTTTACCTATTGAACCTACTTTATCTGGTATACTTGATATACCATTTACAATATTGTCATAGAAATCAGACGCTGCTTTAGTAGCCTTTGCGCCAAAATCAGAAACAAATTTTGCAGCTCTCTCTATTGCTTTATCTAACTTTTCTTTAACTCCACTTGCCAATTTAGCAAGCTTCTCTTTATGTTTATTAACAAAGTCAGAACCGGCTTTCATACCTTTATTAACAAAATCAGCGGCCCATTCTGCAACTTTAGAAATAACATCTGTTAAAAATTTCTTTATATTACCAGGAAGCTTTCCAATAAAATCACTAACCTTACTTAAGAAATCAGAACCAGCTTTATAACCTCTAGATACAAAATCTGTAGCCCATTTAATAATAGCTGTTATTATATTATTAAACCACTTTGTTACATTATACTGAACATTCTTTACAAAACGAGAAATATCACCAAATACTTTCTTAAAAGCATCTGCAACAATATTAAATAATTCTGTAGCCTTTTCACCGACATAATTAACAAATGCAAAGAATATTTGTTTGGCTGCCTCTAATATCTGTGTAAATACTGGACCAAGTAGCTCTATAAGATTTGTTACAAACTGTAGAAATCCACCAAACAGCTGATCTATTATCGTCTGGAAAAACTGCCAGAAGCCATTCCATATATTCATTGTATATTCAGCGGCACCAACAAAATCTCCTCTTATAAGACTTACTATAAGACCTATAACATCTGCAATTAAATTAAAAGCTGCAGATATTGTTGTAACAAGAGAACCGAATATGCCTTCAAGTAGTGGCTGTAACGTATCTAATAAATCTAAAGCAAATTTCTTTAATGCTTTCAATCCAGGTCCCCAAACCTGCATTAATTCATCAATTCTTTTCTTAATATTTGCAATTGCAAATGATATACTAGAAACTAAATTATTCCATAAAAGAATCATTCTGTTTCTAAAATCTTCATTCGTTCTCCACAAATGAACAAATGCAGCAATCAATGAAACTATAACACCTATAATAATTAACATAGGAGCTGATAGACCACCGATTATACCACCAAAAATAGTAAAACCATTTTGTAATATAGTTATAGCTGCATGTATATTTTGTATATTTGCATAGAACTTAGAAAATAGTAATACAATCTTACCTATTGCAAATATAACTGGACCAACAGAAGCTGCCATTAACGCCATCTTAACCACAAACTGTTGAGTTTCTGGAGATGCTGTATTGAATGAAGTTACAAGATTCTTTAATCCTTGAACTAAACTTCTTAATGGTCCATTAGCCATATCAGATATAATTATCTTGGCTGTACCTAAAGCAGATGTGAATAAAATCCAATCGCCTTTAAGATTATCTATCATAACCTGCTGCTGATAAGCTGCATCACCAAGACCACCAAATGATTCAGAAGAACCATCAATATCGGCAGCTAATTCTTTAAACTTTTCATCAGATGAGTTTATAATCGCGAGTACACCAGGAAGAGCCCTTGTACCAAATATATTTGCTACAGCATTCAATTTTTCCATCTCGGTAGTAGGAAGTGAATGACCATATTCTTCCATTATCTGTTCGCCGGTCTTTAAATTACCCTCTGCATCGTATAACTCTACATTAATACCACCAAATGTTTCTCTCCACTGTTCCATACTCTTTCTAAGAGATTTTACAGAGCCATCTGTGTTATATAGAGATATACCATACTTTCTCATCAGAGCTGCATTTTCATCTGTAGGTGTTGTTAACTGTTTTAATGCCTGTCTTAATCCTGTACCTGCCTGGGTACCTTTAACACCAGCGGATGCCATTGTACCTAATGCTAACGCAACATCTTCAAGTTTGTAACCATAAGCACCAGCCACAGGAGCAACATACTTAAATGACTCACCTAATAAATCTACATTAGTATTTGAGTTAGCAGATGTAGCTGCTAAAATATCAGCAAATCTACCAGCTTCATTAGCCTCTTTACCAAACGCCGTAAGAGCATCTGTAACAATATCAGAAGTTCTTGCTAAATCTACACCAGATGCTGCAGACAATGCCATAATTCCTTCAAGGCCTTCTAGCATATCTACACCACCCCAACCTGCTAATGCCATATAATAAAGCGCGGATGCAGATTCTTCGGCTGTAAACTTAGTATCATTACCCATCTGAATAGCTTTTTGTCTAACAAGATTAAATGCAGATTCAGCATAAGAGCCCATATCTTCATACTGCAATCCTGCTTCTTCTGCTGCTCTTTTTAATCTCGATGAATTTTTATCCTGCAATTCACCAAAGTCACCACCAATAGCCATGACCTTAGCCATTGCAGCATCAAAATCGGCACCTGCTTTTATAGAGGCTGCACCGAATCCAATAACTGGAGTTGTAACAGTCGCTGTTAAACCTTTACCAACAGCAGTAAGACCCTTACCTATAACTCCAAGACCACCAGATAAAGCATTAAATCTTGTATCTAATCCGGCTACACTTTCATAAGCCGCTTCAAGAGTAGCATAAAATTTACTACCATCTAAAGCAAGTGTTCCAACCGCTGTTCCTAAATCTATCAATCGTTACACCTCCTTTCTTTATTCGGAAACTTTTACATAAGAACCAACATCATAACCCATGTCTTTATACATTTCACTGGCCGTTTTATAGTTCTTAACTTTTACTTTACCATCTTTATCAAACTTTTTAAAATTAGGCTCTTTACCATCTTCTACTTTAGATAAAATATAAATACAAGCTTCATCAAAACAATAGGCTGTATATGCATCTTCTATCTCTAAAATTTCACTTGGCCTAACCTTAAATCTCTTTGATATTAATACTACATTAAGTATCTGTTCACTCGTTACGAAAATTTTCCAGTGCTTTTACACCGCCCTGAGCATACTGGAATACAGCCATAATCTGTTCATCTGTAAGTTCTATACCAGACTCTTTAATCTCGTTATATGTAGGTTTTACAAATGCAGCTTCACAAATAATTTCACAAATATCATAAATCTCTGTAATACTAACTCTCTTACTTACTTTACTATCTGTAAATAAAGAAGTGGCCTGAGACAGCAGACTATTAGGAATTACACCAGACTTGCAGAGTTTAAGCATACTAGGACGTCTGAGTCTTGCAATAAATTTAGTACCATCACCAAACTCAGGAAGTTCTACTACTCTAGAATCACTTATCTTTGTGAGCTTACTAAAATCTACAACATCAGAATCTCCATAGACTCTAGCGGTCTTGTGTTCATATGAAGTACTAATAGGCTCATCCCTAGCTGTTTGTGCAGCCACTACAGCCACGGGCATCTCGATAACATTATCACTAGGCTGTTCTGCTCTATATGTTCTATTAATAGCTGCAATCTGTTCATCTGTAAAACCAAGGTTTCTTAACTCATTAATAGTATATTTCATTTTATTTTCCTTTCATAATAACAAAATATACTGGCATATTTCAGCCAGTATATCTCATAAATAATATTAAGCTGTAGCCGCAGGGCCTTCCATATTAGTAGTACCGACAAGAACCGGTAATGCCTTTACATAGGAAATATCATATGGCGGCTGACCTGTGTTTGGAGCACTATTGATTGTATACTCAGGAGCACGGAACGTATCATCCTCAGAATTAAATGCAATAGGTACACCGGTACAGTTGGGATACATAGTCTTTTCATAACCGGTGATAACACCAGCCGCATTATAAATAGCAGAATAAGCATTAAGAGTAAGTATCTTACCCTTATCATCAGAACCGGTAACTGGCGGAGTATAACCGGCAACTCCATATTCAGTCTCTGTTACTCCAGATTCTGTATGGTTAGCATCCTGCCAATATTTGATAGTACCACCCTGAAGTAATTTAACAAGCTCAGGAATAAATACATTATCGTGTAATGTAATCTGATGACCGGTTATTGTTACAGAAGCAGGTTTCTGAGCTTTAAGCTTACCTTTTACAATAAGTTTAACAGCATCCTGTTCCTCTGTCTGAGCTTCTACCTCAATCTGGTTTGCAGTATCAAAACCAATTTCCACTTCCGTACCATTGTTATCATAAGATACAGTAACAAGGCTAACGTCTATTGTAGGAATTGCGTTCTTAACAGCATTAACGGACATTTAAACACCTCCTCACATAGCTTTCTTGTAATTCTCATACTCAACAGATATATAATGAGCTTTTATAGTATCATCATAATATGATGGTATCTGTTGACCATACTTTCTAATCATAGGATATAGTTCTTTTCTAATAATTCTCTTAACCTTTTGAACTAATGGTTCTAATAAACTATAGTTATTCTTTGGAACGAAACACATAACAGCATACATATCTCTATCAGTAGACATATGAACGTGTTCATAAGAACCATCATTTTTTACTATAACATAAGGGAACAAACAGTCACCAACATGTTGTCCTGGAAAATATACCTTTATACCATTTTTCTCTAAAGCCTTGTATATGTCCATGGCTCTAGAATCCTCAGGAACAAATGTTGTTGGGTCGATATACTCATACATATTACATACCATCCATTATATTGTTCATATCATTCATAACCATTGGACCAAACAAATCAAGTGTAGGCTGAATTATAGCAAATCTTCCACCATAATAATTTTCAAGATACACAGAATACCAAATGTCTTTACCGTGGCCTATCTCTATGGTTGTTACATATTTCATTCTGGATGTAGTAACTTTACCATATAGACCTCTTTCGGCATTACCCGTTCTATTTTTCCATTTATGGTTTTGTTTCATATACCTCTGCATCTCTTCAGCTTTTCCTTCAGCATACGCTTGAATTACTGGCTGTGAACTTAATTGCATTTTCTTCAGTCTTAACTTTATTTGATTTTTACCTTCCGGGAACGCCACTCGCACTGCCATAATCAATAGCCTCAAATGAGATAGTACAAACCATACCCCATTCCATGAAATCTTTTACACCAGTAACTCTACATTTTCTACCAGAAAAATAACAAAAATCTCCAACATTTATATGACATCTTGTTATGCCATCTTCATCTTTATACATAACATCATCGGTTATACACATTATCTGTGGAAATCTTTTTATTCTGTACTCACCATTCTCAGTAGTAGTCATCAATAAATACGAATCAAGTATATGAGCATTATGTTCATAATACAAACCTTTAACAGTAAATACCTTTTCGCCACTACCAATTACTTTCTCACCAAATGGATTTGTATCTTCTCTGTAGAAATCAAATTCTTTACCACTTCTTTTGATTTCTCTTTTTACTTTGTACACCTCAAACTTATTATTTACAGCCATATCAACCTCCAATCAATATACCTGAGTTAAACCTCTTATACTTGGAAGCTAATCTTCTGAAATAACCAGATGTATCATCCGTAGTCATACCACTCACTGTTATTGTAGAATCTTCTGCTTTTATAATTAAAAGCTCATATATCGTAGCATCTACATCATTACCATTCTTCTGCAGATAATACTCAATATCTTCATCTTCAAAATACGGACACTGATGTTCCCTTGTTTCAATCTTAACTCTCTCTATAGCACCAGCAATATCCGCCATAATGTACCTCACATGTTGCTCTTGGCAACCTCATCAAAATGCTTCTTAATAATGGCCTTACCCTCTTTGAGGTTCTTTGCTCTAGAAATATCAATATCATTAAGATTAGCATATTTCTTAACTTCAATACTAGACCACTGAGAAATAGGTTTCTCTACAATAGCATTTAAAAATGCAGCATCTTCATCAGAAATACCTGACTCATCAACTATATTAAGATTAAGAGAATCATCATCTACATCAGGTACTTCAGCAATATGTTCATCTGCTTCATGTTCATCAACAACTTTAAAACCCATTGTTTCATATACTGGAAAAGCACCTTTAGTGATACTAAACGTATCAATACCATTAGATACTGTAATCATAACACTCTCCTTTTCATTTTATTAGGGTGGCCAACATAGTCAACCACCCACAGCCATAACATCAATCACGGAGTAATATCAATAATACCGATATGGTCAGCCTGTTCAAAGGAAGGCAGACAAATCATAGATACAATTGTTTCTACCTGTACGGGGTCAACTTTCTTGGTTGTAACAACAGCTACACCAGTATCTGTAATAGATACATTAGCTGCCGAACCGGACATAAGGTCAGACTCTGCAGGAGTAGTACCAAACCATGTCTTACCAAGATTTCCATCGGGGAACATTACAAAAGTATCTGCCGGCATAAATGCCTGAGCTGTACCGGACTCATCAGCATATCTATAATCATTTACATAGATACGAATCTTTGTTCTATTCTCAACATATCTAATAGCCTCGTCCTCTGTAATCTCACCAATATTAGAACGAAGAGCAAAGATTGCTGTCTTAATCTTTTCATTGTTCATAATATGGTCAAGAACTGTGCTATCGCACATCGCTCTAGTGCATGTGACACCAGTCTCATTACGAATTGTATTTCTAAGAGCACGAATATCTGCGATAGGGTCAGAGCTCTGATAATTAGACCAAGCAGTCTGTACTGTAACTTTATGATTGTTTGGAATACCATAATCATAAGAGAACACCTGACCATTATTAGCCATAGCAATAACACCAGTTGTAAGGGCCATCATTCTCATTCTCTCGCGAGAAGCACGAGCACCACGAAGAAGTCTCATCTCATCATCAAATACTCTGTTCATAACGGCATCAATATAAGCCTGATTGCCGGTTTCAAGTACAAGATTGAGTTCCTGTCTAAGCTCTTCATCGATGTATGTAGATTCCTTAAAGTAAGGCATCTGAGCCTGCATAGCCGAGAAACCAATACGAGGTCTCGGAATAGCAGCTGCATCAAATGCAGATGTTTTCAGAACAATAGGAAGTCCCTTTGCACCCTTAATCCACTTGAGGTCTAAGCCTCTCTTTTTATCAGCAGGGAAAAGTTCCTCACAAGGATAAGGAGCTTCGTCCTGTACTAACTCTTCCCAATAAGCAACCAGTTCCTGGGACTGCATTAAATCAAAAATAGTCATATATATTTACCTCCTAACTACCATAATCAAACATTGAGAAACTGTACGTCACCAACTTTGGTACCAGCAGTTACAAGAGCCTTAACATCAGTATCGAGTCTGTTAACATTAACAAAACCGAACAGAAGCGCCGTGCCATTCTTATTACCATCTGTAACATCTACATCATGTAAAAGAACAGCATTATTACCGGAATTACCATGCGTAACCGGTGTCTGTAAATTTGCTAAAGAAATTGTAATAGGTGTACCTGCCTTAGCAATCTTTCTTGTAACACCATTAGCCATGACATTTGTACCGACAGCCTGAGCGACTACACAACCTACAGAATACTGAAATTCTACGTTCGCTAAAATCTGTCTAGGTGCAGAATGTGTCGCGGTCTTAACACCATCATAATTAAACATATTATCCTCCACTATTAAAATAAATTACTTCCAATAACTACTCTTTGTGTTATTTGTCTTTCTAGCAGCGGCAAGTCTTTTACCAATTCCCTTTGTAGAATCGGAACCCTTAGAAGAAGTTTTCTTACCACTAATAGAACTACCTGTACCCTTCTTACCAACAGGATTATCTGAGCCTTCATCATCAGAAGAATCTGTAAACCAGAAAGGATACTTACTCTTAAAATTAGTAATAACAGAATCTACATCATCGTCGTCAGTAACTTTAGTAATAGCAAGAGCAACAACATCGTCTACACAATCTGCTTTGGCACCAAGCTTAAGAGCTGTAGCCTTGGCCTCTGCAACTCTAGCTTTCTCCATTGCCTGAGCAAGTTTTGCGTCACTCTCCGCCTGCTTCTCATTTGCCTTCTGCTCAGAAGTTTTCTGAGCTTCAATAAAGGCTTTAAACATAGAAACAGTGCTCGTATCTGAAGGGTCAATACCCAGTTCTTTATAAGCCGATGCTCTACCTTGCTGTTTCTCCTTAGTCATCATTCTATTTACTTCTGCCTGAGTAAAAGTCTTTTCATTTGCAGATTCTGCACCAGACGAACCGTTCTGATTGCCATTATTACTATTTTGTCCAGTTTCAACGTTCTCGTTCTGCTGGTCAGTATTTACTTCGTTATTATTTTCGTCATTACCCATTTTATTTTCTCCTTAATATAAATCCATGATACCCATGGTGGTTAATAATCCACATTAATATCGCGTGGTACGATATGACTCTACCGATTTAAATTTTAATTTGTTAATGTAAATTTTAAAATAGACGACTCATCACCATTGCAAATGACTTTACCATCATACTTTAACATCAAACTAAGCCTTTTTGTATTCAGCTTTGCTCTAAGGTCCTTAAATTTAGAATTAAGCTTTTGACTTATAGTCTGCTTATTTCTCTTTGCCAATGATAACTTAACCATATACTTATAACATTTTTGATAATATTCAAGCGTCTCATCATCATCAATTTGTACATAATGACGATTACCACACTTTTCACAATCAAAATATGTAAGATATATTGTGTCACCATCACACTTAAATGGAACCTTATGCTTAATAAGCGCTGAGTTTTGCGTTACATTATTTGCAAAACCACATTTACTACATTTAATAACTAAGCCTGTCATTATAAGACCCCCGATATTTTATTATATCATACACTAGATAAAATGTAAATACCTTTTTATAATTTTATTTAAAAAATTTGGGCCTCTCTAAGGCCTCAGGATTGATTTTATATTCAAGTGGTCTATCTTATCAAATGAAATATAAAATCAAATCCTTGGTATGAGGATGAGGCCCTGGTGTGGGCTTTTTAAGACCCACTGACAAAAGCTTATGGATAATATATTGGATTCATATAGAAACCAGCTAAATCACCAGATGCTTTTGCCTCATCAATAGATACCTCAAGAGTACATTGACCATTTGGGTGGTCTAATGGAACTTCTTCTGCGGTATAGAATGTGCCATCCCTATCTGAACATAATTCACATGGATGACCACCAGAAGCATGCCAAATATATCCATTAACAAATGGATTATCTTTTGTAATGGCTATCAATGTACTTTGATATGAATGCTGTATCATAGTCCTTGCTAGCCTATAAGCATTGTAATCAACCTTTCTATTATGAACAGAAACGATTTTTGTAACTCCATTCTGTTCATATGTCTTTACTGTCCATGGGACTCTGGCTTGAGGATTAACATACTTTTCAAGCATTTTTGCTATATCATAAACAGACATATCCTGAGCTATTCCCATTGAAATTATATTGTATATATCTCTGTCGTGACCTTGAGATATATTCCATATCCTTTCACTGAGTGGTTTCTTATCAGAATATAAATTACCAGTTATTATGTTTCTAACAGCTATATTCTTAGCATATGAAAATCTAGTATCAAACTTACTTATATCTTTTATACCTAAACTTGACAACCATCTTTTATTAACTGCCACTGTGATATTTGACATATCATTTATACCAATATTAATTCTTGAATTAATATCTGCACTAAGCTGTTTGCTGGCACTTCTCATTCTATAATACATCTGAGTGAGCTCTCTCATCTTTTGAACATCTGAACCACCAGACATCTTATAAGAATTATATTCTGACTTTATATCCCTAGCCCATTGATTATATAACTTTCTTATCTCTTTTAGTTCTCTCTTGGTTATATCATCTCTAGCTTCTTCGGCATCTTTAAAAATTAGCTTATTATCAGCCATTATAAATCAACCTTTTTATCTTCTTCATCTAACAGAGAGTCTGCAAATTTCTCTGTAAGGCCCATGGAAGTAATTAAACTGATAGCCTGAGCTCTAGATAACAAACCACCTCTATATTCACTAAGAATACGAATAAGAGAACTAATCTGAACACCATTAAGACGATTTATCTGACTCTGAACAGACTGAGAAGCTCCAGAAGATAACCTATCCAACTGAAGTGGATTTACTCCACTAGACTGCTGACCTGATTGAGCCATACCAGCATCATTCTGTTCATTTGTACCGTCAGATGATTCTGTACCATCCTTATTAATTGCATTAACACCGGCCGCCATAAAATCATCACTTGTATATTTATTTATAGCCGAATTGTCGCCATTAAAACCATTATTAAAACCACTATCTTCAAGTATCTGTCTTTCAAGTGCTATCTGATTAAGTTCATCATTAACTTGGTCATCTGTAAGTCCTCTCCATTTCTGCATATAAGATTTTCTTGACATTGTCTGAGATTCAACTTCTGCTAAATCTGTAGTCTTTTCTTCAATCTCATCCTCTGGAAGTGGAGTATTCTGGACAATAGATACTTCATAAGGATATTTAACTATAGTATCATCTGTGTACTTCTTTACACAGTTTGGATATACCACAGCACCTTCTATGATTATGTCAACCATCTTAGAAAGTGCTGGACCCCAAACTTTCATTTTCTCTTTACATCTAACTATTAACGGCCAATAAACAGCTTTAAGAGCCTTACCAGAAGTTATTGCTCCCTGCATAGTCTCAAGAGTTACATTTGGCATATCGACCAATTCATAGCCTGCTGTCTTAATTCTGTTAAGAGATGTATCAAGAGCTTTATAATAATTCATCTGAGATTCTAACATACCAACCTTGACACTAGGGCTCTCAAGATTTTGGTCAGAACCTAAATCCCATAATGCACCTGCTGCTGTAGAAAGATTCTTTGTTGAATTTGACTCCATATCTACAAGATATTTTGTAGGGTTCATAGATTTTCTTTCAGCATCAGAATCAGCATTAGCTAATTTACTATACCACTTTTCAAAATCAGATAAAAGCTCAATTTCAGATTCGCCTAAGCACTCACCTGTAAGTCCATCATTTATTATTACAAATGCAGGTATAAAATCAAGCATTATCTTCTGTTTTGGAGTAAGATTTTCGATATGTCTACCAGCACCATCGTATATATCTTCCTCTAAGTATACAATATGCTTACCACTATCTTCATCTTCCTCAAGTGTATACTTTTTCTTCATAACCCTTCTGTCTGCTAAAGACATACTATCTGTTATGACTACAAAACAAACAAATTTAGAAAGAACATTTGGATTTCCAGGTTTTGTTTCAAACAAGAAATGTGTTGATTTTACAAAAGTAATTGTAACTCCATCAATCTCATTAAAATTAACTACACCTGCAACTCTTTTACCTATAAAGCAATCTCTGGCACCTTTTATCAGAATATCCTCAAAACTATTCTTTGCTAAAATAGTTTTAATAAGGTCATTCATAACAGTAAGTGCCTTTCTGGACTCTTCAGTACTCTTAGCTAAATCTCCTTTAGGTTTAACAAATATATCAGGTTGCTCAGCAAATAAAAATCTAGCCTCTTTATTTATAAGGCTATATGCCATTTTATATTTTAACTGAGCAGGAACATAATCTCCGTTAGTACCTTCAACTGTAAAGCTCTTACCACGTCTATAAATGGAATAGTATTTACATATGCGGTTAACTTCATCAATTATAACCTGTCTATTGTCTGGAGATTCATCTCTAATGAGTCCATATGGAATATCATTATAAGCTGTTCTATAATCCTCTTGCTCTTCTAGCATGTTATTATATACAATAAGTTCCTCGCTTCTTTTCACGATAATCTCCTATCAAACTTTTCTTAAATAACTAGAATGAGCATATCCATACTTGTCTTTATATTTAATCAAAACCCAGTTACCATCTTTATGATTACATACACCAACTCTGGTTCCTTTAGGTAACGGACTAAAACTACATGTCTTATAATTGGTACCAGGACCGAGTCTGATATTTAACGGGTCTGTCTTAGTATTTACAATAGCATAATACTTAACAGTATGAGCAGCATCTGTTTTTGTATCTTCTGATACAGTATTATTATTGTCATAAGCCATTGTATCACCAACTAAATCATATCTAGGCATACCATAACCTAAGATTCTGGAGTCATTAATATTGTATTCACAATATCTTACCTCATCGGCTTTATTACCTTCAATTGTATATACTTTACTAACAGTAACTTTATATACAATTCCGGTATGGCCTGCACCACCAAAGAATATCTGGTAACCAACTCCAGGATTTCTGGTCCATCTCTTAGCATTCTTATAATGATTTATACTAAAATATGTATAATCATCAAAATCTCCACAAAGAACTTTTCTAGCCATCTGCTCACCATGACCGAAGGCATAACACATTTGTAAGATACACCAATCAACAAAGGCATCACACCAAGCGGCGTTTTTATCCATATTAGACGGCTGAATACGGTGGAGGTCGTCACCATACTTGGTGTGATTATTAGCGCCTTCGTGATAACCAACTTCTGCTTTAGCGATATTAATAAGTACATCTACAGGATTTGCTTTTACCTTTTCTACAGTAGGAATTGTACCATCATTTCTACCAGGTAGTCTATTAATAACTACATTAGCATCAACTTTCTTAGTACATCCATTTATAGATGTCTTACCGTACTGCCACAGCCAATACTTACCTTTATAATCTACGGGAGCATTCCAATCGGCAACCCATGTACACTCGTTAGCCGAATCTGATAACTGTGACATATCAATCTTGGTATTAAACCAACTAGCAGAAGCATATATACCTATATTATATCCCTTATTCTCAAGATAGTCAATAATAATTTTAAGAAATCTTGTTCTATCTTTCTTATTCAGATTATTGGCTCTACCCTGTTCACCGCCTTCTCCTTTGACGTTCTCTACATCAAGAGCAATTGGGAACAAAATATCAAGATTCTTAACAATCTCATAAAGCCACTTAGCAGACTCATTAGCCTCTGATTCTGTACAATCAGTAGGGAAATAATAAACAGAATAAGGAATACCTAACTTTTTAATCTCTGTGAGATGTGAATCAAATTTAAAATCTTTTCTTATCTTTTTATAATACTGCTTATTTGATTTTAATGAACCACGAAGCCCACATCTAATCATAACGCCTTCAAGCTCACTTTTAGCCTTTGACCAATCAATCTCATTGAACTCTGAAACATCAATAAATTTCTTAGCCATATATTACCCCTTAATAAGTTTATAGAAAGTATTTACCCAGCCTTGTACAGAACCTGGATTATAACCTCTCTCAATTAAATACGTTGTACGGGCATCATCAGTACCAGCTGTTCCATCTAATACAAGCTTAACAATCTCAAGAGTTGCTGACTTCAAAGAAAGCTTACCTTTATAAGGGCATTTATATGAATAAATTTTACCACCTTTATATAAATTAGCTTTTCCATTAAATACAACGATATTTAAATCACCATGAAGATTAAATACCTTAAACTTAGCTTTAAGAGCATTACCTCTACCTGTTTTAAGGAAATCTGTGGTTACTGTACTATAATCATCATCCCAATAAAATTCACAGCCAACAGACTTGAGATAATCTCGGCCTTCGGACTCAAGCCAATTTCCATGGTGAAGTCCGGTAATAACTTTTGGTTTAAGTCCATATTTCTTTGCGCAATAAGCTCCAGTATCAGCTGTATACAAAAGGCTTGAATTTGCAAACCAAGCACATAAAGAACCTTGATTTATATATGTCTCGGAATTTCTAGCTGAACTAGGCTGGTCTCTATATACAGTAAATTCAATATCACCGAATGAAAACTCATCACCATTATTGGCATATGCAACGGCTATATTCTTGGCTTTAGCTTTCTTTATAATTCTTTCAAGAGCAGCTATATTACCTTTGACTTCATCTGAATAATTTCTGTTATAAGAAGCAGGGTCAGGACAAATCAGCCACTCGGCATCTCCATAAGTATCAATATCCTTTTCAATGCCAAAGAGATGGTCATAATGTGGATGTGATAAGAAAAGTATTTTACGCTTCTTACGTTTGTTCAGCCTTCTTATGACTCTAGAAGCAGCATTACCACATCTGCCATCAAAACAAATTATATATTCCTCATTCTCAACATGAAAACAAGCACCTACTCTAGTCCGACCTTTGTCTATATCAGCAGGATAAATCTGTGGAGCATGATACCATAACATAATCACTCCTCCTCAATGTCATCAAATCCTTCGAGTCCTACACCAACTCCAGCATTAGCCACATCAGTCATACCTTCACCGACAATATATGCGACTACAGTAGCACCAGCCATAATAATAGCTGCAACCTGTTTTGCTTGTTCTGTTGTTTTACCACAAGCAATAAGAATCAACGTTACAAAAGCACATACAGAAAGCCAAAATTTTCTGCTTGTTAGCTTACGTTTCCAGTCAATCTTAATCTCATCGACTTCTTCATTCAAAATATCAAAATTATCCATATTAACCTCCTAAACAACATTTAATATATCATCGCCCCTCTTACTGTTATAATTCTTAAATTTCACATCAGCTACAGTTACAGTATCTAAGCCATACCAAATAGCACTACTTAATTGTTATCGTATCGGCTTTTTATCCGTACCTCTTATAGTTCAATTCCTATAAGTCCAGCGTACCTATTAACTTTTTATAGTTCAAAGCTCTAACTCTATACCTACCATATACTAGACTATTATTCTGAATTACATTTGTTATATTTACGTGATTATCAAAAAATCTTCTAGCATCTCTATTTGTAGGAAAATAGAACTTTTCGTGTGTAAATGTATCAGTAATAACAACAGACTGTAATCTTTGCTTTCTATTTATTTTGGGAATAATTGTTAAATCAGGTTTTTCAAGTATGTAATATTCTTTTACCCTTGAATTAATATGTTTAACTGTTATTCCTAATTCTGTACAAACGTCATACATACTTATATAGTGTCCTATATAATTTAACAAATAATCATAAACATAACACTCAAATCCTTTAAACTCTGCCAATCTATTAATTGTTATAGGATTATTCATATTACCTTTTCTATCTGTCCACCTAAGATTATCTGCTCTGTTATTACTTTTATTACCATCAATATGGTCGACCTCTTTATAAATTTCAGGTTTTGGATTATTTATAAATGCCATAGCTACTAACCTATGTACATATCCCTTTTTCCATCTCCTTTTATTTTTTACCTTAAAACCAAATAACTTATACCCATGGCCATTATCTCCATAATTTAATGTCCTACCGTTTGTACAAGTTACTTCACCATATTCATTTAATACATACACATCTAAAACATCTTCATATCCGGGAAGTGTATTTACTCTCACTTTATTCATACACTTATAATCCTTTCTCATTAGTTCCAATGGCTCTTGGTGACATTTTTCTTTCGTCAGTCACTACGCGTTGCACGTGTCTATAGCCTATCCGGCTATAAACTTCCGTTCGGGGGACCGTCTCAGGCTTTCCCGTTTTTCCATCGGTTTATACACCCCTAGTGTACTATGGTTAAGGGTGTGCGGGTCTATATTAAATTCATCATAAACGGTTTTACCATTGTTATCTTTCTTATATGTTAAATCCCTAAGCTCTTTTATAGTATTTACACACTTAGGAGATACTACTATTTTTCTAAATCTCTTTACCTTTCTGGTGTTTGATAATCTACTTCCTTGGAATTTATTTCTACATCCTCTGATTAGATAACCCATCTGACGATAATACTGAATAGCTTTAGGGTCCTCATTATCAGCGACTAATATCTTATTATAACCACTGAAATAATAACCATCTATTCTGTCTTTCAGAGCCTGCATTTTAGGATGTCTAGCCATCTGCATATCAGTTACGTGGTTTATGTATATCTCATCCCAGATATATAATATACCATTCTTTGAATCTACAGACATACTGATAACAGCATTATAACTATCTTCAAATCCAAAGTCGAAACCAAAATACTGATTCTCTGGACCTAAGTTCTTTACAGCAGCTACGAACTTACGACTATCCTTAGCAATAATAAGCTGAGGGAATACACGTACACCAGAAGCACCAAATCTACCCCAGCGAGCTACCATATATAATTGATAATCATAGTGACGTAAGTCATCAAGTCGTTTTATATACTGCCAAGGTAACCAAGGATTATCACCTGGAGTTGAATGGTGGTAATACATACCATTCTTTACGACAATCTTATTATCATAAAACTTTTCTTCGGGCATTATAACTATATCATTACCTCTCTCATCTTGACGAGTAAAGAAAGTAGTATATACCCAATTCTCACGATTGACTGGGTTACAGCTAAGAATAAAATGCATCGAAACCTTAGGAGTTCTGATACGTCCTAGAAGTTCTTTATAACCATCAGGGTTAACTTCAGAACATTCTTCTATCCAGACGATACTTACACCATTTATTGATTTTACCTTTTCTGGGTTATCCATACCTTTAAAGATTATCTGAGAACCATTCGGGAATAATATTCTCAAAGGTGATTTTAAAGCGATACATTTATTCTTCTTTTTTCTGAACTCCTGGTAATCTACAGCTAATATACCCATATCATCTAATATCTCTTTTAACAGGTCATAACAACTTTCATAGATTGTATCATAGACCTGACGAACTACTAAAGCTTTCCTTTTTTCTTCTAACAACTTTAATATTATTTTAAAAGCAATGTGATATGATTTACCAGAACCATAACCACCAACAAGTAAATACTGTTCATAATCCCAGTTAAAGACAAAATCTTCAAAAGCCTGACTAATCTTTTTAGTAATCTTCATTTAATATTACTCGTTTTCTTCCCAGTCCTCTGGCCATTCATCTAAATCACTAACCGATTCATCAGACTCATCTACTATAGTATCAGCTTCTAATTTTGCCTTTTCTACTTTTTGCTTTTCTCTATATTCTTCTGCTTCTTCTTTTGTTCGTTTTCTAAGTTTTATTTTTTTATCTTCTTTATTATCATCTGTATTGTTTTCAGGGCTCTCAAAACCAGATTCATTCTTACTAGCTCTTGTGACGGTAATCTCAATAGTAGAATCATCACCCATCTCATCTAACATAGATTTAGAGGAGGACATATTCTTCCACTTCTCTTTCTGTCTGTTATATAACCACATCTGAATAGCAGTTACGTTCGGGGCTACCTCTCTATCAGTAGTTTCTTTTATAGTTTCTACTACTTTACCAAACCTCATTGTAGTGGTTACTTTAACATCTTTAGTACGATAACCTAAGGCTGATTTTAATAAAGCATTTTCTACCTTATAATCTATTAATTCTTTACCATTACTGAGAGCTTCTGCAATCGGTGGATATTTCTTTTTCCATATTACTAAGGTATCAAGATTAATACCTATTCTTCTGGCTATATCAGTTAATGTATAACCATCTCTTGACCAACATTCAAGCAGTATTAGATTGTCATCTTTCAACCACTTATCAAGGAGGTCAGAGGAATTATTTCTACCCATAATATTATTTACCTCCTTATATTATTATAGACTATAATATATTATTATATACTATATTATTATATAAGTCAATATATTTATATATATTTATATACTAATTTATATAATAATATAAGACATAAAAAAATAATGATTATATATTTCACAAAATTTTACAGCAGTAGTTTTAGAGTTTGTAATTTGTAAAAAGGCAAAAAAATATATTTGTTATTGTCGTATATCCACACACACACACACACACACACACACACACAGTAACACAACACAAACAAACAACAAATATATATTATACAGATTTTACAAGTAGCAGGAGAGGAGGCCGAGAGATTTGAATTTTCAGATAATTAAAGAAGGTATCCCCCTTTATCAGATAATTATCAGAAAATAGATGAATTATCAGAATATTCTGAAAATAAAAAAATGACCTTTTAATTTTCTGATAATAAAGAGAGAGGTATGGAGGAGATTGATAATTAAATCAATATATTCATTATTATCAGATAATTATTTCTCTCATCATATATTTTCAGATTATTTATATTATTATTTATCTATTATTAGATAATTCATTCTATTCTATATTTATTTTCTATTTATTTATTCTTTTCTCTCTGAATTATCTGAATATTTATTTTATTATTATTTTATTATTTATTATTTATTATCTTTATTTCTTATTTTCTGATAATATATTTATATTATCTCTTATTATCTGAATTATCAGAAAATATAATTATTTAAGATAAAAAATCTGAATATTCTGATAATTTAATTAATTACCTGAATATTCAGAAAATTCTGAAAATATAGAAAAAGAGAGAAGAATTTTTTTCTTCTCTCAATTTCTGAAAAATATTAATCAATCGAATTATTGATAATATCTAAATTAATATTCTCTCAATTCATCAATCTCATATAATTCATATAAATAATTTGAAATAAATTCAATTATGAAATATTGATATAAATTATCATTCTTCTCAAATATCAGATTATTGATTCTAAATATTTCTTCATTCTCTTCAATTATATCAGATTCATTAGATTCTAATATTGATTGAATAATATAGATATATTCATTTTTTAATTCAATATCAAAAATATAAAATTCTTCATTATCTCTCTGAATTTGAATCTGAAAAGAATTTCTTTCTTCATTGAATAATCTAATATAGAAATTTTTATCTAAATTATCAATCTTTAATAAATAATTAGAAATATTATCAATTATATTATCTATAATTTCTGAATTATAATTTTCGATATCATAAATATAATTTTCAATCATTTTTTTATCTCTCTTTCTTTTTTTTTATATCAGAGAGAGAATTTTTTTCTCTCTCTGATTTCTGAATGAATTAAATGATTTTCTTTTCTTTCTTTTCTTCAAATAAAGAATCAAAATATTTTCTCATCTTTTCTTCATTCTTTTCTATCTTTTTGATTTCTGAATTTCTTAATCTGATTCTCTTCAATCTATTATTTTCATCTCTGAATGATTCAAAGATTCTATATTCTTTCTTATCATCTTTATCTCGATGATAAATTAATTTGAAAGAATGAGAATCTGATTCTCTTTTCTTAGAAATAATCTTAATATCTTTATCTCTCATTTGATGAATCTGAAATTGAATCTGAATCTGAATCATATTATTATGATTAGATTTATCTCTGAATGAAATTCTATCTTCTTCTTCTTTCATCTCAAATTCATTTTTATGATTCTTATTCAAATAATCGATAAATCTCTGATATTGAGAATTATTCATAATGATTAAATTTTCATCTTCATTTTCTCTGATTCTCTGAATCTCAATATCTTTTCTCTCATTAATGATTTCTTCAAATTTCTTCATTTTTTTTTTCTCTCTCTTTCTTTCTAGAATCTTTGATTAATATTTCTCTGAAAAGATTTTCATCTCTTTTCTATGATTCAATTCTATCAAATGAATCAATAAAAATCAATAGATTTTTTGAAATTTGAAATTTTCAGAATATTTGATAAATTATCTGAATTGATTGAAAAATTCTGAAAATTCAAAAATCTCAACTTTCATGTTTAACAACTATTCACTCAAAACAAATCAAAAATACTATATAGTTATTAATTTATTTATTGACTACTAAGTTTTATATTTTTAATCAATAACTATCGAGTTCTGTCGTTCTGTAATTATAATGTTCTACATCGCATGTATTTTATATACTTGATAGTTCATATTATTATTTATTACTACTAAGTTCTTATATTTTATTTAATCACACTCTCATATTATCATAACTACTAAGTTTGACCTGATAATCATTATTATAACTTGATAGTTAATCTATTTTATTATTAGACCAAACTTAATAGTTATATTAATTAATCTTGATTACAACACCTTATTGGCCACATATTTTTTTCAAAACCCTTATGGCAAACTTACTTTTTCAAAAATCTCAAACATTTCAAAAACCTTATTGGCTTGATAGTTTCTATAAACCTTGTTTTGATGTTTTAGGAGGTTTGATTTTATATACCTTATCACTTTATCTACTTGATTATATAAATAAAACTAAGGGGCTCCTATCGAGCCCCTATGTATATGATTTCTATATACTCTCTGATAACTTTATCAATCTAATAACTTTATATTCTATATAACTCTATTTGAATTATTACATTTCAAATACCTTTTTGGTTTTTACTTTAATAAATCTACTCTCTCATACTTAGCCGATAGAACTACATCATCTTTAATATTTGATGTTCCTTTTGTGTACATGATGCAAGAAATCACATCACCTTTCTCTAAATCTTCTACACCAGAGAATTTATATTGATAACCGCACCAGTTCTTACACCATACCATGTTCTTCTTTCTATCAACCTTCTTTACAATGAGGTTTGTGGAATAAATCTCTTTACCTCCAAGTTTCGTTTTCCACTGAATTGTTCTACCTGCCTGTACTGAGAATGGAGACACCAGAGATGCTGTGATAAGTACTGTTGCAATAATCTTTTTCATTTTATACTCCTTTCAAAACCTTATGACTTTACTTCACTTCTCTAAAGAACTCATTAAATTCATCATCATCGAATGCTATATCATACATCTCATCATTCATAATCAAACAAGGCCAGCCATTAGGTACATCATCAAGTTCAATTTCTACAATGTCACCAGGCTCAAGTACGATGTTTTCATCTTCATCAATAAGCACTAAATCAATTACTTCAAAGCTCTTTCTCATTTTCTTACTCCTTTATTAATCATTCATATGCTTGGCTCTGAACTCTATATCATCTTCATTATCAATGTAATTTTTCAAATACTCCTTTGTTTCAAATATTCTTGTTTTTCCCTGCTTATTCTTAATCATATAACAACCAGACTTCAATCTTGTAATCTCTACTCCTTTGTACCTCATTTCTTTTTACTCCTTTCAAAGAGAACTCAATTAATCTATCTAATTATATTCTATCAGATAGATTGATGTAAATCAATATAGAAGTAAAATATTTTTATCAGAACAAACTAACACCCTTTTTATTAAGGAGTTTTTCGAGGTGTTCTACAACTTCTTTATTAGGAACTCTATAGCAGTAAATCTCAGCCCATGTCATTTCTGAGTATTTGAGATGTGTTCTGGCAAATGTCATTATCTTACTAAGTTCATCATCGGAGTATCTACTTTTCTTCTTAAACTTAGTAGTCATCTTTACTTCACCTTTAACATAATCACCACATCCAGTGCCATCATTCTCTCTTTTAACGATGCAAGATTTATAATACTCACAAGTCTTTCTCTTGCAACTCATTTTATTCACTCTCCCTTTACATTATTTTCAATAAACTTCTTTGCAGAATCGAGATTATCAAATGCAACAAACTTATACCCTATTCTTAACTTATATGTAATCATACCACATGCATCTGATTCTACAAGTATTTCAACTCCATTATGTTTTTCAGTATAAGCTGTTGGAGGTTGTAATTTTACATTTATCGCATCAATAAGTTTTTCATTATAATAAGGCACGATATAAATCATGTCATCTACTTCTATCTCAACAATCCATTTGGCATCTGAATTTGTAAAGTTGTACTGATATTCAAAATCATCTGCACTATTAATTTCAATATCATGTTTTGTATCTACACAGATACTGAAAAGACTTCCGAGCGGACCTGTAATCTCGCACACTTCAAACTCATCTCTATTGAAGTTCACTACATCAAATGCTAAAGCCTTAAGGCCTTTTGAATCATTTACATCACACTCTAATTCTTCACTTCCAAGAACCACATTGATAACATATTTGTTATCAGTTTCAAATCTCTTTCGCATTCTGAATCCCCAACCCTTATAGCAAAGGATGCCGATAAGTTCTTCAAGCTCTCTTTTCATCATTTTACTTTACCTCCTCAACATCATATGCATTAATATCTAAGAATGCACACTCTTTTCTCAACTCATCTACTTCATTGATGTCATCATCTGACTCTCTCAAAATCTCAATTATAACTTCATCTTCTCTATAATCACTTGCCACAAGTTCTACACAATAGAATTTATCATATACACATCCAGGTACGTTCTCGCAATATGTGTAATCAGATTTAATTATTGTGCCTTTCTTTATTGTAATCTTACACCAATCAAAACTTTGAGTTGCATTTTCAATCATAAGTTCAATATCTTTTAATGCTCTCAATCCTTTGTTTTTCATTTCATTACTCCTTTCTTATCAAAGAACTTAATTTATCATCTTATAATTAATTATATCAGATATTATAATGTATTTCAATAGAATGTAAAAATTATTTTTTTATGACACTTAGCTATTTAGCACTCAACTAGATAGTTGAACAACATTCAAAACAAAGACTTCAAAATAAAACATAATCTTTTATATTACTTACAATTAAATAGGAGTTAGATGTTTTATTACCTAACTCCTAAGACTAATGTTGATATTATATATTCAACATTTATTTTTTATATTTACTTTTATTTCTCTTAATTTTTATTACTTCTATACCTTTACTTGTTGTGTGGATTAATTTAGCATATCCCCATATATTTACTGCTTTATCAAGCATTTCATTCGCCAGTTTTTTACTAGCATATTGACCTACCAATACTTCACTTCCATTTATAACAAACTTGACATATAGAAAATATTTAGCTTCTTTCAATTTTGAACTCCTTTAATTTCAAAAACCTTATTGGCCACAACTTATTGAAAATCATCCCTATAACTTTCATGACCTTCATACTGAGATTCATTTACTTCACCAGAAGAAAAACTAGATGTTGTAATACCACCATAAGTATAATGATTGTCGTTGTTCAGATATACCAAAGTATCTCTGTCATAATCTTCAAGAAAGTCAATCAACTCACCAACTGTCATTGTTCTTCTAATCTGAGAAAAGCTATAACCTTCTCGGCGACCTTCAATCAATAAGACCTCACGAGTCGTTTCACATTCATACTGAGCATTCTCAAAGCCATTTCTTACTTCATCATTTGTTACCATCTTCATACCTCCTCAAAGTACTTTAAATCCATTGTTCTAGCAAAATATCTTTTAACAGTTGCATAACTGATAATCTTCTTTGTGTATTCTAACATACTGAAATCTTCTTCAAAAACTTTATGGTGAATACTTCTTGTCATCTCTAATACAAAGTTTTTGTAATTATCAGAGAGTTCAATCTCATACTCATCATTGTGAGGATATGCATCATAGAAATTACAGGAGTAAAATCTAATATTACCTGTGAGTTCACCATTCTCATCTACATCTACCACAACATGAATATCAAAATTATTTATTGTGGTATTATAATCTACCACACTGAAGTTACTGATTCTATTTACAAATACTGTAGCTTCATAAAACTTAACCTCAATGTTTTTCATTTCAGAACTCCTTTCTCAAAAGACTTATTAATTGAAACATATATACAAGACCTACAGATATGAAAATCATATGAGTAAATGTCATTGTATTTGTTACATCCATATCTCCGATTGCTCCTGCAATCATAAAATATCCTACAATTCCAAGAATAACTCTAAATCTACTTACCATGACTACTCCTTTCAAAGTGCTTTAATTAAATCTACTTATTAATTTTCTTTATATCTCATTATATCATATTAAATCAAGTTGGTCAATATCTAATTTTTATGTTGTATAAAAAATTTTTATTGACCAACTTGTCAGTTTTTAATCAACTATCCCAGCTACTATCATCACTATCACTAGCATCTTCTATCTTCTTAATTGCGATATTAATAGCATCTCTTAAATTATACAAACCAGAAATATCTGCTACATGAAAAGCACCTTTCATAAATACTGATGTAGTAGTATCTCCCTCTTTAACATCCATCATCTGAGCTATTGTATAACCACCTTTAGAACAATTACTAATTACTACTGAACGAGTATCAGTAACCTTAGCTCTTGAAATCTCATCATACTCAATTCTCTGCATTTAATCTTCCTCTGTGTTCTCTTCCTCTACATCTGCCTCATACATAACGTAGAACTCTTTGGCGTCTTCGTTACTTAATGGTAAATTATTAAGTTCATCCATCTCGATGTAATCAGAGAGACCAACAAACTTTATTTTAGACTCACCATCACCATCAATCATAATGTTCTTGATTCTGAAAATACCAAGACGAATAACTTTACTAGATACTCTAGCTTTGATTGTTATATCATTATTCAACAGCTGCATTAACTGTACTGTATCTACAAGACCTGAATATTTAACCTTGAGATTTAAGTCTACCGAACCATTAGCACGAAGGCCATGACCATTATATTCTACTAACTGTTTTACTTTAATGTGCATTTTATTGTTTCTCCTCATTTATTATGTTGCTGATTTACTTTTCTTTCTGAACTTATCATCGTTCTCATTCATAAATGCTTTTCTTGAATTTGAACTTGATTTTATTTTTCTAACAGCTTTTTGCTTTATATCGGGAATGTTTATAATCGTATTTGTATCTGGTTTTTCACCTGTATTTATATATTTTGCTATATCAGTTATATCTTCTGGTTTTACTACTAAGAATACCTCATTTGAATTTAAGAACTGAATAGCAAATACCGGTAATTTATGAGCTACCAAACTATTATAGCTTAGTTTATCTAAATCTAGTTTATTAATCTTAATACTATTATTGTCTGTGCTTTTTAGCTGACATATAACATTTTCATTCTGACCATCTTCCTTTACCAACCATCCTGAACCAGAATTAGGAGTTGGTTCAAGACCTAATAGTTTCATTACTTCTCTTTCGTTATTTCTATAAAACTTACCAGAACGTTTCATGTTTAATAACCTTCTTCGTTACTATCCATGGCATATTCTGTATTGTTATTTATCATATTTGCTACTGAACCATATTCACCTGCTAAGAAATCACCAATTACAAAATCATATGTGGTTAACATCTGAGCCAGTTCTGCTATATCACCTTTAACATTCATAATACCCATTTTGACAACTTTAATTAATGGCCAGTTCTTTGTAGGTACACTATAAGTATGAGTGAATTTTGCATTGTTATTTGTTAATACTCTTACACACCATGCTTTATCTGTAAACCTCTGAAATGTAAACCTTATATATGGTACACCGATTTCTGATAATGCTTCTGAGAATAGTTTATATTCAAATCTGCTTACTTGTTTATCCTCATCATATTCAATGTTTATAATATTTTTATCTAACATTTTTATTCTGCAACCTCTCTGATTCCCGCCATTCCACCGGCAAGTAATATCACATTGTATAACAAAATTGTTTCATCTGACACACCGATTAATTTTGCGATTATAGTTACAACAGCCATTAATATTACACAACAAATCATACTAATCATTTTGTCACTCCTCCTTATATAAACTGTGTGGCTTTTAAATCATCTTCAAAGAACCAAATTGCACTGTCACCAGTTCCGACATAACAACGAATACCCACCATGTCGGGGAACTTATCACGCAGAAAGTCGGTAAACTTCTCAATGTCATCTGCACACACACTGTATTCATTGTCGGTATGATATGTTCCGTAATTCTCTGTATGTGCTTCAAACCATTCGTTTATCAACTTGATGTCATCCTCATACATTATTCCGTCGCCTCTCACATACTCTTAATTCATATTGTATAGCATTAGTATGTATTCTGCTATATGTCTTAATTTATTTTTGTCTTTTTTATTTAGTCTGTCATAGATATAAAAACCAGTAGAAGCATCAAAATCATAAAGACAATAATAATATTCTGTTGATTTAAAGACATCAGAATTTTGATTTATTAAATAACATAAATATTTAGATAGTTTATCATAGTCTTTATCAGAAATAACTGATTGATTTAATTCATAATACATTATTGAGTATATTATTATTCTTCTCTCTATGTATTCTATCTTAGTTTTTATATCAAAGTATTTATATGGTAATTTATTTATAAAGTTTAACATATTATTATATATTATCATGGTATAGTATATATATAAATATATATACTATACCTAATGATATATTATATTATTTATACATACGTTTCTCTATGTTCCTTTTCTGTATTATTTTAATGTCATGTTTGTCTTTTAATCTGTGATTAGTATAACAATTAGCTTTTAATGCCTTATTAAATAGTTCATTATTACAGACATCACATAATGTAGTTATATGATTATTAAGACTTAAATCAAACATATCTAATACAGACTTTCTTGAACTATGACATATATCACAGACTGAGTCTGGATTCTTATTTACTCGCATTTTTATTTTATTAGTCATGGTCAATATCCTGCTCAGGTGGGAAACCTAATCCTAATAAATCACATAGATTAGATAAGTTATCATATATTGATTGTATAGAATCCATTGATTCACAGATAGCTGACATATCTAATACTTGAATATCATCATCTATCTCACCAATAATAGCTTCATCTACATTATCAGTTTCTACATATGTTTTATTATTGAACTTTATCACCTTCGCCATCTTTTATATCAGACTCCTTATTAGTATTAGTATTATATATTTCACAATCACTACATATATCATATTCACATGATAGACAGATATTATCTGAATGCTTATATGTATCTTCATCATATATATGTATCATATTATCAGGCTCCTATTTAAGGTTTTAGGAGGCTTAAATATATAGGCCATATATTCTCATATAGATAGATAGATAAACCTCACTATACCATATAAATCAATGCTATTCAATGGTATTATCCTTCTGTATAACCTTTAGATTTCAAATATTCTTCTAAGTCATATAGATAGAGTATTATATCATTAACAGAAGAATTATCTACAGATACATTACCATTATCATTGAGAGTGGTGAATCTTTCTCTAGGAAGTGGTATATCATTACCTCTATTGATTTTATTTAAGAAGTTATTTAATATTGATAGTATGATATATGCTATGATAGGGATTAATACTTCATAGCCGATTATAAGATTGTTTCTCTCTCTATAAAGTAATATTGATATATAAGCATATATATAAGGTATTGATATATCAATGAGCTTTATTAAATACTTTAAATTGATTGAAATAAAGTATTTAAATTGATGATAAAGTTCTAAGATAGAACTAATAAAGGCTTTTAAATACATTTGATTTAATCCTTTCCATATATTACTCCTACAAGAGTCTCTCTGTATGCCGTTCTCTTTTGCTTTATAGTATCTTTCATTCTTTCTTGATATGCTTTTAGTTTACACCAGTTACAATTTGTTTCTTCACTGATATAAAACAACTTATGAGTTTCTTTGCAAATCTCACAATGATTTCTTCTCAATGTGGATTCATCAAGTGGTGCAAATAATCTCATCCTTACTTTTGGTTTACTACCATCATCTATTTTCTCATATGATACTTGAACGTCTTTTAATATGTCGTTACTAAGTATATTTGTAGCATACCATTTAACAGCTTTCATATAAGCTTCTTTCATGGTATCTGAAGTAAAGTCTTTCTTTGCGAACTCTTCTGAATATTTTATCATAACATACCAGCCTTTCTAGCATTAAGAACTTCTTTCTTAGCTATCTCATCTGCGTATTCATTAAGAGTATCACCAGAATGACCTTTAACCTTTATAAAAGTTATTTTAACGCCTGACTGTCTTATTTTAGATAAGAGCCTTAAACACTCCATCCAAAGTTCTACATTTTTAACATCATCACCTCTAGAGGTTTTCCAATCATTTAACATCCACCTATCAACCCAATTATTATTTATTGAATTGACAACATAAGCTGAGTCTGAATAAATCTCATACTCTTTACTCATCCACGGATTAGATGAAGTAGTTAAAAAATTCCTAACCATTCTAAGAGAAACAACAACGGCTGTAAGTTCCATTTGATTATTTGTAGTGTTTGGATTATTTCCACTTATAACCCTAACCTTATCATCACAAATCCATACCGATGCCCATCCACCTGGACCTGGGTTCTCAGAACAAGCACCGTCTGTATATATCCTTATTTTCAATCAAGTTATACCTCCCTATGTTTAGATTTATAATACATATAAATAGCTACCTTAGCCATTACCTCATATAATGTAAGACCAAAGATATACTTCATTATATTTATACTCTTATAATCTAAAATTGTAGCCCTCCATACAATGTTATTGTTATTTGAACCACAATCCGGAACTAAACTTCTAATACCAAAGTTATACTTTTTATCTATTAATCTAATAACTTTTTCTATGTATTCAATTTTTATATCACCTTCTCTAAGGAATGCTTTTCTAAGTGGCTTTATATTTGTAAGTTCTTCAATCAACTCATCTGTTCCATCTGAACAAT